GGATTTTGCGATTTTTCAAAAACAGGCTGTTTTTACCGTCAAATCGCTCGCAACTCCTGAGCCCCACTGGCGAGAACATTTCGCTTGACCGGGTTTTCACGCTTTTGCGCGACCCCGTCACAATGCGCGGTATGCGCATGTTGCACGTCCCGAAATAGTTTTGACTCTGAGACTCCCGATGCCTAGAGTCGGCGGGGTCAGCATGTAGCAGCGCGATAGCCTGAAGGCAATCGCCCGGCCAGCAGCCTAGTGAGTCGATCAGGACGCGCCCGCCTAGGGCTGAAGGTTCCCGATGCCGCTCATGCTGCTGTCCAACCCTGGCCTCCATCTCGCTCTCCTCGGCAACCCGCGTTCACGCCGCACGTCGCGCCGTGGCGGTCGCCACCACCGTCACAGCAAAAGGAATCCCACCATGGGCATCGCCAAGCAGTACGTCGGCGCTCTCAAGCGCGCTCCCTCCGAAGTCCTCAGCGTGGTCAAGCACCACAAGCTGAAGACCCTCCTGTTCACCGCCGGCGGCGCCGTCGGCACCTACGCGCTGGGCGGCATCCTCACCGCGCAGTTCGTGGCCCCGATGCTGGCCCGCTTCGGCGGCGGCGCGATCCTGACCAGCCCGATCGGCAAGCGGGTGGTCGGCGGCCTGACCCCGTTCACCATCGGCTTCCTGGCCTCGAAGTTCGTCAAGGGCAACATCGGCAAGGCCCTGGCCGTCGGCGGCGCCGCGGCCTCGATCGTCGAGCTCGTCTCGCCCGGCATGATCGCCTCGCTGGTCTACCGCACCCCGATCGTCGGCCCCGCCGCGGTCGCCTCCGCCCCCGCCGCCGCGGTCCGCGGTCCGGTGAACGGCATGGAAGGCTACGTCGACGCCAAGGCCTACCAGGGCACCGGCGGCTACGTGGACGCCAAGGCCTACCAGGGCACCGGGGACATGGAAGACGACTCGGTCGACGGCTACGTCGACGCCAAGGCCTACCAGGGCACCGGGGACATGGAAGACGACCTGGCCAGCGACGACCTCGCCGGCGTGGACGGCTACCTGACCGACGCCAGCAAGTACATGGAGACCTACCTGAACTGAGTGTTCGGGTAGCGCGTACGGGGCGCCCACGGCCCCTTCTCCGCTCTTCCGCTCTTTCACATTCCCGTCTTCATTCGGAGCGCTGCCTCCCGCTTTCGCGGACAGGACCGACAGCGAACCGTACCCACCGGTCGTAGCCGCAGGAAGCCCCTCGGCGAGACCTCACTTCCAATCCCCTCGGGGAGGAGTTTCACATGCCCGTTTTCCGCACCGTCAAGGACGCCCGTTCGGGCTCCATCCGCCTCGAGGCGATCCACCAGCCGCTGTACGACAGCGTCGCCCTCACCTCACAGACCAGCGTCACGCTGTTCTCGACCGGCTCGGCCGGCCGCAGCGCGCTGCTGACCAACCTGCAGACCGCCGGACAGCTCAGCTGGCCGAAGCGCTTCAGCATCCGGGCCCTGCGCCAGGTGCTGGGCTACGCCTCGGTCGCGACCTACGCCGATGCCTCCGCGTTCTTCCAGCGCGGCAGCTACAAGGTGCAGGTCGGCGAGAAGGTCTACCTGACCATCCCCGCCTTCATCCTGACCGCCGGCACTGGCCTCGAAGCCCAGACCGTGGTCCCGGCCGTGGCGATCACCGCCTCGACCGTCTACGCCAACGCCGGTCGCCCGGAGCAGCGCAACATCTACTCGCTGCTGCATTCCATCTACCTTCCCCCGGTGCAGAACTTCTATGTCCAGCTGGACATCGCCACCGGCCTGAGCGTCACCCTGACGCTCCATCTCTTCCTGGAAGGCGAGCTGCTGCGCGAAATCCAGTGAGCTAAGCGCCTGCTACGGCAGGCGTTACGCTGCGCTGGACGACAAAACCCCGGTCGAAAGGCCGGGGTTTTTCTTGTTCATGTCAGCATCCTGGGCCGTCAAAGCGCTGGCCGCACTTCCTCAGTTATGTTACGATGCACCGACTTGAATGGCCGGCCCAGTGCCCCCTTCGACCACATCCACACCGGCTCGCCGCTCAGGCGCGTACGGTCAATCGTGGAGTAGTTGCCCGCCTGCAGCCGTAGGCCGATGACGGGTAGCGGCACCGAGCTTTCACAGGCGGTCACCTCCTGCCGTAGCCATGCGCACAGAGGAATCTGCTCGCCACGCACCTTGACGTCTGCCAGGTTAACCGCCAGCACCCCGCCCGGGCGCAGCGCCGCCCATACCCGCCGGATAGCTTGGGCCAAGAAGCCCGCCCGCCACGCCTCGGCAGTGGCGTAGCGCGCCCACGATTGGTCTCGAGCCCACTCGGCCCCGGCCGCATAGCGCTCAACCCCGAAATAGGGGGGACTGGTCATCGCCAGGTCGAAGCTCGCCGCCGGCAGAAGCGCCTCTTCGGCGGGTCCGCAGATGAACTCGGTGCTCTTGCCTCTGGCGTACCGCGCCGCCACCTCTTGATAGAGCGGGTGCAGCGCACGGTTAGGGTCGATGCCTACGTAGCGGCGCGTGCCTGGTGCGGCGCAGAATCCGACCAGCCGATCGCCCCAGCCGGCGCTGAAATCGAGCACGTCCTGCGCACCGGTGAGTTCGTACAGCGCCCGCGCCACGCCCGGCTTGAACTGCGAGGGGGTGCCGCCCGTCACACACAAGGCCTGACGCATGGTGGCCGGCGATACCTCGTGCACGCCGCTCAGCTTCAAGAAGCGGCGATATACCTTGCGACGGAGCTCGGGGTCGTGCCAGCGCCGCTCTACGCTCGGTGCTTCGGCGCGCGGTGTTGCCCAACGCTGAACGTAGAACAACTGGTTGGACGCCGCATTGCCGGGAGGCTTCAGCGCCAAGTGGTAGGGCGCCTGCGGTGCGTCGGGGCTTCGTAACAGAGCGATGGGCCCCTCGCCGAACAGCCGATCGAACGGCAGCATGCACAAGTCGTCGAACGCCTCTGCGGCTTTCTGGTCCGATATCTTGGGGTACGGAATCGGGCAGCCCTTCAGTACCGCTTCCAAGTGCGCGACCAACTCGTCTTCCGACTTGGTCGCGCGGAGCTGCGCCCACTCGTCAGCCGGGATGCGCGGCCACACGCCGCGGCCGGGGGGTTTCCGCTTCGTACCCCGCCCGGCCGCGGCGTGCATGCGCCGAGACCGCTCTGCGCGCGGACGGATCTTTTCTCCGCGCGCGATCACCGCCATCCGAATGGTCCCTTCGGAGACGCGGTATTGAACCGCCAATGCCACGGTGGTCGCGCCGGCCCGGTAGGCTGCCGCGATCTCTGCGTACTGCGCGGGGAGGATGGCGCGCCTACCCACGGGCTTCCTGACAGCGCATGAGGATGCGCGCCCGCTCCCATTTATCAGGTAGCGCCGTTGTTTCCGTCGCGCCACGGTATAACCGCTCGGCCACCGCCGCCCCGTAAAACTGGGTGGCTACCGCGGCCGACCAAACGCCATTGTCCTCGTTGTAGTAACGGTACGGAATGATGCCGGCAAAGTGGCGGCGCAAGAACGCGTCGAACTGATCGACGAGGCGCAACGACGAAGAGTACATGACGATCTTGTCGGCATAGACGCTGCCGTCGCCGTCGATCACACCGCGCCAGAAATCAAAACTGTCCACGACCGCTGGGACAGCTTCGACGGTCGCGGTCTTTGCGGGGCCGATGCCATACGTCTCAAGGGCCGCAGCGATCCGCTCCGACGTGATCGCGAAGGAGCTGAAGTCCCGGAGCTTCCCAAAGGTGACCTTGCTGGTGTCGCGGATCACGTTCTGGGCGCCTACAAACGCACGGAAATTTTCTAGCTGACCACGGTGAGCGCGCGACTGCGGCAACGATATCCGGCGCGATTGGTTCATGGTGCGGTGCACGTTGCCGTCGGTGAGCAAGTAACCGATCCAGTACGCAACCGCCGGGGTCAGCACGTCGAAGGCCGCGTCGTTCAGGGGCAACTGCCGGTGCCGAGATGGCGGGAGTCGTACCCGATCGATCTTCGCCTGCCGTGCTTCCGAGACTTGGTACTCATCGCCGCAGCGGTTGCTGCGCGGCCTTGTACCGTGACCCGCCGCAGTGATCACGTTGTAGACGGTGCCCTTGTCCACCCCGAACTTCCGAGCGATCGTAGTCGCTCCGATCTTGTCCTCGACGTACATCTTCAGCATCTGTGCGCGAACCTCTGGTGAGGTCGGCGCGCAGCCTCCTCTATGGTCCCGCGCCACACCCATCTTGAACAGCACGAGGTGAATGGAACTGCGGCTCACTCCATAGCTGCTGGCGATCAGCAGCGCGGACTCGCCAGCCTTGTACCGGTCGACAATCGCCTGGTTCTGCTCGGGCGGAATTCTCGGCTTGCCGGACATGGCTACTCTCCTTCGCGGCGGAACATCTTCATCCGCTTGCCGAGCTTGGCGTCGTCCGTGGCCAGCAGCGCGTAATCGTCCTCGACCTCGCCCGCCAGCGCCACGCCCGCAGTGAGGTACTGCTGGATCTCCTCTTTCATCGCGTCGCAGCGCCCTTGCATCTCGACGAGCGTGGTGCACCCGTCGAACAACCCCTTCCCCCGCAGCTCCGTCTCGTACAGAGGCGCCTCAAGATCGGCGGCCAGTCGCTCCTTCGTTGGTTCCGCCGCGCGTCGACTATCGACCGTGCGCCGTACCAACTCCGAGATGGGGATACCGAGGCGGTGCGCTTCGCGGCGTAGCCAGGTGTCTTGAGGATCGCTAAGCGTTATGAGTACTTTGGGCACTGGATGTCTCCTGTGCCCCCACAATATCCTGTATATCTACAGGTCAAGCCTCAGTCTTCGTCGTCGGTCCCGAACTCGTCCTCGTCGTCCGACTCCTCGGCTTCCTCGGTCTCTTCCTCGGCGACCTCGATCAACTCGGCGACCGCATCCCGGACCGTCTCGTTGACCGTAAAGCCCGCGAATCTCAACAGCTTGGCAATTTCAGCCTCGGTCGACATACACTCCTCCTAATGGTTACGCTGTGGTCAGCAGATCGGGCCGAACGTGGCCCTTCGCGATCTCGGCCTTGACCAGCTCCGGCGCGATGCTGCCGGCGGCCAGTGCCTCCCGGAGCTCGTCCTGGAACGTCGCGGCTGCCGGGTGCCCTGCATAACGCCATGGCTGCCGGCGCAGGTCGGTGTAATGCACGGCCCGGGTCTCGAGATCGCGCCGGTCGAGCGTGTTCCAGGCCTTGGCCAGCGGCGCGAAGTCCTTCCGGTAGGGCGAGGTCTTCGACGCCCACATCACCCCCTGGAACGCCCCGTGCTGGACGTACTCGTGCAGCCGCGCGAAGTCCCAGTGCTTGAGCTTCCCGCAATCCATGATCATGACGCTGGTGAAGTACCGGTCGTCCGGTGTGGGCCGAGCGAGCACGCCGCAGTCCTCGGGAATTTCCTCCGCCCACAGCGCCTCGATGCTGCCGATGACCACGATGTCGGCGTCCAGGTAGATCGCCCGGCCGGCGTACCCGACCAGCTGCGGCACCTGCCAGCGGGCGAACGAGAAACCGGTCTGCTGCTGTGGTAGCGGCTCGTCAACGTCCCCGATCTCGGTGAACTCCACGGCAACCCCGCAGCGCCGATCGATCGAAAACTTCAGCACCTCGCACGCGAGCCGCTGCTGGGGCTCCATGCCGATGAACACCCGGATCGGGACGTCGCTCATATCGGCGCGCCGCCGGCCTTGGCCCGCACCTTCCGGCTCGCCTGGTACTGCCCGATCACCGCGCCGCTGTCGCGCTCCGCGAACTTGTGGGCGTAGGTCCAGGGCAGGCTGACGATGCCGCCGGCGGACATCCGCCGGTCGACGACTCGCTGCAGCAAGGTCTGGTCGATGCTCTTGGTGTCCTTGTTCAGCTCCTGGATCCACTCGGCGACCAGCGACAGACCGTAGTGGCTGTTCTTGACGTAGATCGTCGACGCGAAGAGCTCACCCGGCGGCCGCAGCACCACGCCCAGGTCTCCCGCGAAATGGTCGAACAGCGTCGGGTGCTGCAGCACCACCGCGTCCGCGTCCAGGTACAGCACGTCCTTGCCGCCGTTGCTGCTCAGCATGTCGGCGATGAACTGGGGCTTCATCCGACACACGTCCTTCCAGCGATGGCCCGACTTGATAGTCCGGATCTCGTGCGGCAGCTCGAACGTCTCGAGCGACGCGCGCAGCCGCCCGATCTCGGCGTTGTAGATCTCGTCGTCGGTGTGGAACGCGCAGACCACGTAGGGAACGTTTTTCATACCTTGGCCTTGTCCTTGGCGTACTGCACGGTGATCCCGAGCTTGGTGATCGCGGCGGCCTGCAGCTCGCGCTCGCGCGCCCATCGGTCGTCGGCCCGGTTACGTCCCGCCGCCACGCTATCCCAGTCGAGCTTCCCCTGCTTGTCGTCCCCGAACAGGGTGGCGTCGGTCATGTTCAACCGCCTGGCGAGCCCCAGAGCCGCGATCGTCGAGAACCCAGGCGCGACCAGAAGGCTCTCCCAAACGATCCAGGCCAGACCGTCGAATTGGCGGCGCTGCAGCCCCTGCCGGGTCACCCGAGCGGAGTCGATCGTCGTGCAGATCCCGATCTTCGGCGGGCAATTGATCGCCCGTAACGTATCCCAGTCGCCGCAGGCGTGCCAGTGCACCCGGCCACGCGCGGACGGATGCAGGATCGCCCGGTTCACCGCGATGACCACGTCGAAGCAGTCGAGCCCGCCGGCGCTCGGACAGGTCCGTTCCAGAGAAGGCCCGGGGCACAGGATCGCCGCGATCATCGTTTTCCCTTCTTCGGTTTCTTCCGCCGGAACACCCGCTCGAATCCCCGCTCGTACGCCTCGCGCTCGGCCTTGGTCTGCCCGCGCGGCGTCGAGCCCTTGCCGTTCTGCGTCACGCCTTCTCCGCGTCCTTGAGCGGCTTCTCGCCCGCCATCTTCCGGATCCGGGCCTTGGCGACTTCGCTCATGCCGGCGAACGCCAGGTCGATCACCTCCGGGTGCTGGGTCACCAGGGTCGACATGAACCGGCGGACGACCTCCTTGCCGGCGCCGTCCTTGCCAGTGATTCGCTTGCCCGCCATACCGGCGCTGATCACGCGTCCCACCGGGACGGCGAAGCCGCGGCCCATCAGCAGGTCGTCGGCGATGGTGATCAAAGTCTCGGACAACGCGTCGATGTCCGCGTCATTGTTCTGCGGTGTGGCCATACGATGGTGCCTCTTCGTTCGGGGTTTTCGGGTAGCGCGATGCGGCTTCGATGATCGACTCCGCGGCTTCCCAGGTGTCGGGCAGGATCTTGAGGTCGGGGCGCAGGGACGAGTACAGCTTGCCGGCGTACAGCTCCCGGTTGTCCAGCATCCGCATGATGCGCATGGGGTACCACGTCTCGTCGCCGAACTGGGCCGCCAGCAACTCGCAGATCTGCCGGTAGGTGTACCGGTACACCTGTCGGTACCGGAAAACCGCCACCACGACCGGGGCTTTTTCGGGCACCACGACCAGCTCGCCGGCGCGCACCGCGTACCCGTAGGGGATCGACCCGCCGATCCATCCACCCTTCGATTTCTTCTTGCGGGTTCCCATGCTCATCCGGAGCTGGATCATCCGGCGCTCGTACTCGGCGAAGCACGCCAGGATCTGGCGCATCAGGTGGCGCACCGGGTCCTGGTCGGCGCTGGCCCCGCCTTCGACCAAGTGCCGCTCGCCGGCGTACGCCAGGTGGAATTCGATCTCGTAGCGCCGGAACAACGACAGGAACATCTCCTGCTCGGACGCCACCCGCGCGAGCCGGTCGAACTTCCAGGCCACCAGCTTCGACTTCGGCCGGTCGCTCAGCCCGACCAGCAGCATGCTGAACAGCGGCCGTGGGGCCTCCGCCACCGTCGACGGCCCGGTCGACTTCATGCCCGGCAGCGTGACCGTGAACATCGGCAGGGCCGCGCTGGCGGCCTCCTGCACCAGGATCACCGGCTCGCCGGGAAACCGGTCGGCGCAGTAGGCCCGGATCTCGTCGCACTGGACCTCCGGTGACTGGCCGTCCTCTTGCTTGTCGGACGACACCCGGACGTAGCCCCAGATCGCCGGCTTGATCGCTGCTTGGATCCGCCGGTAGAGCTCGTCTTCGGTGGTGATCGGGGTCAGGAGGTCCACGGGTTCGGGAACGCGAGCCGGTCCGCGTAGAGGTGGAAGTTGTCGGCGTTGATCCCCTGCTTCAGCAGGGTCTGCTTGGTGTACTCGACCGGGTCGTTGGTCTGGCTCTCGGCCGCCACGAACTTCAGGAACTTGATCGCCATCACCGCGGTGAGCCGGTCCATCTGGTACTTGCGATCGGTCGGCGGCTTGTCCTTGTCGCCCTGCCAGAACCGGAGCTTGCCGCCCTTCGAGACCTCCTCGTAGTGCACCGGCTCGCCGAGGTCCCAGCCGAAGATCTTGATCTCCTGCGCGGCCTGGCGCCAGAGCTTCATCATCTCGTTGTGCATCTCCGGCCGGCGCACCCACATCTGGGCCCGGATCAGGAGCTGCTGCTCCAGCAGCTGCGGGGCCTGCGGGTCGGCCTTCTCCTTCACCCGGGATCGCAGCAGCTTGATATTGTCGTCGACGCTGCGCTTGATCTCGGAGTTGTCGGACGCGTCCGCGGCGCACTCCTGGACGCAGCCAAACGACTCGAGCCAGTACTTGAGGGTGCGCTCTGGCTGGACGCGCTGGGTCGGGTCGATGATGCGCGCCATGGTCAGTCTCCGTCCGCGAACTCGAGGTCGCCGACCACGATCTTGAACACCGCGAACCCGAGTTGCTTGTGGACCACCGAGATCGCGGTCAGGGCCTGGACCTCGACCGGCAGCGACGTGATCGTGTCGCCGGCGGGCGTCTTGGCCCCGTCCTCGGCCCGGATGCCGTTGAGCAGGTGGGTGAGGGCCTGTTCGAGCTGCGGCTCGATCCCCTGCAGCAGCTGCACGACGTACGGCCGCAGCAGCAGTGGAGCCGGGATGTCGTCGGCGACGGTCAGCGACAGGACCAGGGCCGAGTCGAGCACCGACGCGACGATCCCGGTGACATCGTTGGCCGTGGCGAACGCCGCCAGTCGGGCGTTGAACGCGTCGAGGGTCTCGGCCCCGTCCGGGGAAAAGCAGAAGAGTTCCATGCTAGGGTTCCTTCGGCGGAAGGGGGAATTGGATGGCAGGGAGTTGGCGGGTTTCGGCTTCCGACGGGTGCGGGCGCAGCGGCGGGATGATGACCGCGTCGGCTGGGATGGTGACCCCGATCGGGCTCGCGGTCTCGGCGCCGGGCGACGGCGGCACGAACGCTCCGATGATCACATCTTCATTCGGCGTCGAGCCCTCCGGCCGCGCGGCCGGGTCGACTGCCAGGCCTTCGACGCCGGCCTTCACATCGATCCCGTACTTCTCGCGCAGCGCTTGCTCGGGCGTGATCCGGTTGAACACGTAGAACTCGAGCGGGTCGCCGTCGATCAGGTTATCGCCGTGCTCGGTGTTCGGCGACGCAGCCAGCCAGGCCGGACACGGCCGCGGCTTCGCCCCATCGCCGAGGTCGATCAGTCCCTGGCACTTGATCACCTCGTTCTCTTGGCCGTCGACGATCGCCCGCACGATCCGCGAGAAATCGCCGCGCTCCGCGACGTCGGTCCCGCACTTCGGGCAGGCGACCCCGCACTCGGCGATATCCTGCCGGGCGACGAAGTGGACCTCGTGGGTCGGCTGCGCGTGCTCGTTGCCGACGGCCCGCATGTGCCGCGCCAGGCCCGGAGCCCACGGGACCTCGCCGAGGGCCCGCAGCAGCCAGTTCGGGCAGTAGAACCGCCGGACGTTGCGCAGGGACAGCAGGGCGATGGCGAGGGCGGCGCCGGCGAGGAGGGTGAGCAGGGTGTTCATAGGTCGAGGATCGGATACCAGAAGCGCCGGTTCGCGCGGTCATTCCAGTCGACCGTCGTCTCTTGCGCGACAGCGATCTTTTCTGTGGCGTGGCATCTGCCTATCAGCTGAATCGACATCTGCCGGGGGCCATCGCCGTCCTTGAGAAGGCGCAGTACCTTGACGCGCGCCCCTGCCGCCACCATTCGGTAGATTTCTCGCTCCTGCGACTTGCGCAGTGGATTGGTGCCCACCTTGGCTTCGACCCAGAGGGCTTTGAGGCCGGAGAGCTGGTAGTGCAAGTCCGGCGCCCCGTCCCGCGCCAACGCCTTGACGTAAGCCCACCAACCATCGGGGAACACCGCGGCGAACGCCTCGTTGAGCTGCTTCTTGAACGTCGCTTCCGGCTGTTTCATGGAGTGTTACTCGTAACGCGTGACGAGTCACTAGTCAAGCAGACGGTTGGCGCCCGGCGAGATCGCCACCATCAGCTCGCCGCCGAGCACCGTGGTGATGGCGGTCAGGGTGCGCAGGGTCGGGTTGCCGCCGGGGCCGATCGCCTTGCGCACCACCGACCGCGGCAGCTTGGCGGCCTTGGCGATGGCGGCGATCGGCCACTGCTGCCGGTGCTCCCGCAGGTACGCCAGCAGCTGCGGCACCGTGGCGGCGCCGGCGGGGGTGGTCATGGTCAACCGACGGCGAGGCTCGGGGCCGGCGCCGGGGCCTGGACCTTGACCGTACCGTCGGTCAGGGCGATGTCCCCGCGGTCATAGGCCGCGATCAGCACGCGCACCAGCTCGGACAGCGAGTCGCCGAAGCGCTTGCGGGCGCGATCGAACAACTTGCGGTCGGGCCCGCTGGTCCAGAGCGACACCGCCTTCTTGCGGCCCGGGTTCCCGGCCAGCTTGAGCTTGGGGTGCTTGGCCTTGGATTTGGCCTTCGACACCTTGGCCTTCTTCGGCTTCTTGGTTTTCGGAGCGGATGACACCATGGGAACTCCCTAGAGGGGGGACAGTTGGATCGGTCCTACAGCTTTACGGGCTATGGAGAGATTGTAAAGAGATCCTGGTCGGGGCATGATCTTGGAGTAGCACTCGTCCTTGTACCGGCACCAGGAGTAGACGCAGTGGTCCCCGAGGTTCGGGTAGGCGACGTCGAACAGCTGGTCCGACATCAGGAACCGGCAGAAGGCTTCGACTTGGTCGGCGTAGAACTTCATGGCGTCGGTCGTGAAGTCGATCCACACCATGTTGGTCCACCGGCCCTTCATCGAGTCGAGGTACAGCACCCAGGCGCGCTCGGCACCGGTGAGCCGCTGGTAGGCCGTCATCTGCAGCAGGTGCGCCGGCTTGAGCCAGCCGCCTTGCGGAGGCTTAGCGGTAGTCTTCAGGTCGCCGAGGACCTTGCGGTTGGCCATCAGGAAGTCGGTGTGGCCGCTGACGTAGTCGTTCTCGAACTCGTCCTCGGCGCACCAGCGCTCGCCGGACGGCAGCGGCGGCACCGTCGCGGCGCCGAGGGTGGCGGCGGACCGGACTTGCTCGCGCGCCGTGTCGACGTTGCCGCCCCAGAGCTTGGCGGCGTCTTCCCACTCAGCTGCGGTCGGTTGATAGCAGCGGGGGTCGCCGGCGGCGAGGGCTGCGTGAGCCTCCGATAGGTCACCGTTGAAGTGCTCGTCGGCGAGCGACAGCAGCTGCTGCTCGTCTGGTGATAGCTCTTCTGGCGTAATGGGCTGGCCCAGCGCATCCGCTTGGTCCAGGTCGGCGCCGAACTGCTGCGGGTTCACCTGCAGCGTCTTGCGCGGAAACGTGCACCGGATCCCGTCCTGCAGGGTGAAGTGGATGCAGGTGCCGAGCGACGCCGCGGAGGTCTCGGCCTGCGGTGCCGGCTCCGGCAGCTCGCCTTCGTAGACCGCCCGGTCCTGGGCCGCGCGCCACAGGCAGTTGGCGTAGAAGCCGAGCGCGGAGGCGCGGGGTTTCCAGGGCTTCTTCGCCGCGGTGCTCACTTGCTCGCCAAGCATTCGCAGTCGGTGTTGTACGGGTCCATGCTGAACGGGCAGATCCGACGCGCGTCGCACGTCTCGCAGGTGTAGACCTGCTTGGTCGGGTCGCCATCCACGATGTGGTGCGGGAATTCGCGCAGGTTGTCGGCCTTCGCCTTGGCGAGATCTTCGTCGGAGAGTTCTTTGTCGGCCATGCGGTCCTCTGCGCAAAAAGCCACCCCTCCTTGCGAAGGGGTGGCATTCACCATCTGCGTATTCTCTACTGTCTGGACTTCAGGTGGTCGCGATCTGCTTGAGCTTGGCGAGCTGGTCGGCGGTGAGCGTGTGCTTGGACCACGCCGCGATGGCCGCGTTGAGCTCGGGGTCGCTGCCGCTCTGCGCCAGGAACTTGTTGAACTCGGCCTTGATCTCCTCCATGCCCGCGGCGTTGGACGCCTGGGCGACCTTGTAGTAGTGCTCCGCCCACGGGGCGTTGCCCTTCGAGCCCTTGGTCATGTAGGTGATCGGCTGGATCATCACCGGGGTCGGTCGGACTTCCGGGAAGGCCGTCAGCAGCTCCTTGCCGGTGTTGAACACGCTGTCGTAGCTCGACGGGGTCTGGATCGCGTACACCCCGGCCTGCGGGTCGTACACCAGCATCTCGAGCGCCAGGGTCGGGTGACCGACGGCGTCGTACTGGTCCTGGGTCGCGCGCTGGCGGAAGGCGTAGCGCTGGGCCGCCATCTGGGCAGCGTCGACCGCCTCGGCTTCGTCGTAGGCCAGGACGGCCTTGCTGCTGGGCACCATCTTGACCCCGCGCTGGTAGGCCTTCGGCCACAGCAGGATCTCGAACCGGACGCCGAGCAGGATGCAGAGCACCGGCTCCTTGCCGACCGGCAGGTCCTCATTGGCGCCTTCGACGTTCATGTCGTGGGCCAGCATCGAGCCGCCGGTGTCGCCGCCCTGCATGTAGAGGGTCGGGAAGATGTTCGGCTCGCCGGCGGACGTCCGGCCGTCGACCAGGATAGCCAGGGCCGACTTGGCCTGCGGGTTCTTCGGGGCCAGGAGCGCCAGGAAGCCGGGCAGGGCCGGGACGGCGACGGATGCCGGCGGCGGGGCGAGCACCGAGGCGGTCGCGGCTGCCGGCGCAGTCGCGTCAGGGGCCGCGGTGCGACGACTGCGCCGCGGTGCGGCGGCCGCCGGTGGAGCTGCCGCGGCGGGGGCGGTGGGCGGTGGGGTGGCGACGGGCGGCAGGGCCGCGGGCGCGGTGGCAGCCGGAGCCGGCGGAGCGGTCGGGGGCGGCGGTGCGCCGGTGGACGGGGCGGCGGCTGATGCCGCGGCGGGGGCGTTGCGTTTCCACACCATGAGAGACTCCTGCAGACGTTGAGGGAAGAATTGGGGAACGGGTAGGACGGTGACGCTATTGAGGGGCCATTGAGGGTCAAGGGGGAATCTAGGGAGCGATGTCGAGAGCGTATATCCCGATGATAGGACCGGCCCAAACCGGGCGCAGCGTCGGGAAGCGCAGCCGCATGGTTTCCGGTGTCAGGTCGGGTTGGTGGTGTATCTCCGCGTCGTTGCCTTCCATTGGTCCTTGCTCATACGACCAGGGCACGCTAAAAAGCGACTGGCTCGCGATTGTCGGGAGTCGAGCCACGAGGGCCTGAGCTTCCGCTGCGGTCAAGTGCTCGAGGACATCCCCGAGAATCGCGAGATCGTAGCGAGTGCTGGGACGAAAGGCGCGGATATCGCCGAGCAGTACGCATTCGTAGTGGTCCCGCAGATGGAAACGCTCCACGTAGGGCGCGAATACTTCTAGGGCGTGTATGCGGTAGGCGGTTCCTTTGAGTAAGTGCGCGTACGTGCCGGCGCCGGCGCCGACGTCCAAGATCTTTTCGCGGCCTCGCGGCAGCGCGGCCTTGACGGCGGCGATCATCTGCATCTTACCTTCAGGGCTACTCCACGGCATGTGCGCCCCAGCTATCGCCGATCAGACTCGCGACATCGTCGGGCGCGGATGCGCGGGCCGCAGTAGGCGGCTCTGGCACAACAAACACATCGTCGCGCGGTTCTTGCCCGCTGCGCAGGCGTTCCGCTGCATCCCGGTGATACTCAGCGCACGCACCATCGCGCACGCCGCGGCCACTGATGTGCCACGTACCGTTGTCCCAGCAGTAGACGTAGTGCCCGCGTTCCTGGGCTTCCTTCGCGCCGAGTTCCACCAGCCGAGCTCGCCCGGCTTGGTCTTCGCCGACATCCACCGCCGGAAAACCCCCCGCGCGTAGGAAAGGGCCGGGGCGAACGAAGGACTCTAGGGCCTGATAAGCGTGAACCCATTTGTTGCCGTAGAGCGACCAGCAGCTGAGGCCGAGGAGGTCCGTACCAGTCGCTGTCTGCCGCTGAAGGTGCGCCACCTGTGTTGGCAACATAAGGTCATCGTCGTCGAGCCACGTCACATACTCGAACCCGATCTGCGCGGCCCACGCGAGGAGCGCGTTGCGCTTGTCGCCCAGTGTGGGGAACGGCGTCGCCCAGTTCCTTACCAGTACCTGGGGAGACTTCACCCAAAGGCACTGCTCCGGGCAGTCGTTGAGCAGCAGCACCGCTTTCGTGCCTGCATAGCGTTGATGGGTCGCACACCAGAGCGCTTGGCGCAGCCACCGAACGCGCGCGTACGTCGGAATGAGGATCGCGACGGACGGTAAGGTCACGGTATACGGTTCAAGGCCAACGGGGCGCCGCTACCGCCGACGCCCGCAGTCGCCGCTGCGCCGTCCTCCGGGTAGGTCACTGTCTCCAGCCGCCCGTTCGACCACTGGATCTCGATCCCGGTCGCAGCGGCTTTGTAAGAGCCGGTGTCCCCCGTGTTGTTCACGACCCGACCTTTGTCGGCGATCGTCCAGACTCCGGCGTATCCGCCGGTCGTCACGCGCCACTTGCCCAAGAGCCGGTGAATGGGGTCGGTCGGGGCAGTTGCCGCCACCGCCTTCGGCGCCTTGGGCAGCTTGTCCATCGCAGCCCGGATCGCCAAGGCCTTGTCGAGATCGCCGCTCTTGGTGGCCTGCTCCTGCGCGGCTGCCAGCTTTTTGCGGAGCTCCTCGGCCGCCTTCAGGACCGCGGTCTCGTAGTTGGTCTTGGCCTTGGCGACCTCGTTCTGGTACTGGGTCAGGGCGGGCACGCCGGGCAGCAGCCGGGAGTCGACGCCGAGGGAATCGAGGTCGAAGGTCGAGGGGATCGTCGCCGGCAGCGCGTCGTCGGCGTGCACCTGCGGCGCGATCAGCACCAGCGCCGCCAGGAAGCAGGCGAAGCAGATCAGTGAGAGGATGATGTCGCGAGTGGTGAAGCGGCCCATGGGGTACCCTTTCCAGGTTGGAGTATGACTGAGGATACTATGGAGAGGCTAGGGAGTCAAGCCCGCTCCTTACTTGCCTTTCTCAATAGACTTACGCCATTTGGCCTCGACGATCGCCGCCTCGATCTCCTCCGCCAGATACCACTGGTTGGCGAAGAGTCGCTTGATCATGCGCCTGAGCAGCTTCATGTCGACGAGCCGCGGCGCGGTGACGAGGTGCTGGAAGTCGAGGAGATCCTTGGCACGACCGGCCAGGAACTTGATGATGACGAGGTGCTCCGGGCTGACGACCGGCATCTTGTTGATGTAGACCGGGGACTGCGACGCGTCTTCGTACAGCCGCTGTTGCTCGTCCCTTCGGACGATAACGTCGACGTCGACCTTTCCCCATTTCTTGACGGTGGCGGTGAACGCCGAGCCGCCGAAGCTCAGCGGTCGCTTGAAGGGGAACGGGCCAATGACCTCGTCGCGGGCGATCAGGTCGACGTCCTTGGTGGCGCGAAGGAAGCCGTACAGGTGGATGGCGATGCCGCCCGCCAAGCAGCACGGGATGCCCTGCTCCTCGGCCTTCGCGATGACCTGCTTGGCCAAGCGCAGCCCCACCTCGGTGGGAATAGCTCTCTCAGATTTCGCGGAGGTGATGGTGCGTTTGTAGGACACAGGAGTGCTCCTTAGAACAGTGCCATTGTAGGCATCTTTTCCGAAAGCAAGCGTTTTTACCGTGCGGATCGCGTCTCGCTCACGGCTTGTCGGTCCCCGGCTTCGCGGCCGGCAACGCCTTGAGCAGAACCGTCTCCGCCTGGCTGTTGTAAACCTTGAGCGCTTCGGCCACGGCGCGCCCGGTCTCCTGCCGGCTGGCCTCCGTCATGGCCTGCCACTTGGACAGGTTGACCACCACGATCAGCATGTCCGGGTGGGCCTGGTTGGGCAGGACGTTGGCAGTGGTCTGGTAGACCTTGTGGGCGGGTGCCATGGCGCGCAAGCTCCTGGAGAGCAGCGTACCGCGGCGCCCGCCTCGGGGAAGCGGCGCTCATGCTTCCGCCGGCGTGATGTCGCCCTCGAACACCACCGCGCCGCGGCGACGCTGAGAGGTCGCCTTGGCCAGCCGCTTCCAGGCCGCGGCGGTGCGCTTTTTGAACTTCTCCAGGCCTTCCGGTTCGACCTCGGTCTGCTTCTCGCCCTGGGCCTTGCTCTTCTCGAGGATCTCCAGGGCTTCGGTGATCAGCGAGTCGATCGACACCTTGTTGAGCTTGTCCATCGCGAGCTTGAGCAGCAGGGCCGGCTGCAGCTTGTTGATCTGCTGGGTCATGCTGTCGTCGTCAACGTGGAGCTCGCCACGGACGTGGACGATGCACTCGACGTCGTGGTCGCCGGCCGTGATCTGATCCCGGGCGTCGTTGACGACCGTCTCGGTCAGCATCTTGCTGAGCGCCAGGATGGCGGCGGGGGAGAGGGCGGAGAGGGAGGCGTTCATGGGCTGGTCCTTGGTTTGGTGTTGCCCGACTATAGAGGCTCTATGGAGCGGAGTCAAGCCTCGTCGTGCTCGGGTACTTCCATCCACCGGTCGATGTCCTCGGACCCGAGCGCGGTACCTTCGTCGGTCTGCCAGGAACCGGCGTAGCTCCTGATGGTGAAGAGCCGGGACTTTGCCCAAATCAGCACCGTCGCGCCCGAGGCAGGTTCGTCATTCCATCCATCCGTCTTCCACGGGCTCTTGGCGAGATCTCGTGCCGCTTGCTGTAGCGCCGTAACCACGTCGGGCGGCAGCTGGTCCATCCAGGCGCCGATCACCGCGAGCAAGCCGCGGTTGGTGTCAGTGATGCGGATGTCGCGGCTCATGGCGTGTCCTTCTCCCAGTGCCCGTTGACCTGCGGCACCCAGTGCATGCCGGGGTGCAGCTTGGCGGGAAGGCCGTCCAGCCAAGCGGCGAACAGCACAATCGCGAGCAGGATCAGGGTCGCGCTCAGCACCATGAGCCCAACATCCGTCCAGCTTTGGCGCTGCGGAGCCCGCGCTTTGCGTAGCTGCCCCCGTAGCTGATCCGAGGCCCACGACATCGCGGCCTGCTCGAACTCAGGGCTGCTCCAGCGGGCCTCGATCTCGGCCCTGATCTCTCGGACGCGATCTTCTTGCTCGGGGGTCATTTGGTTTTCTCCGCATTCTGCAGCATCAGGACGATGACGTCGACGCCTTCGCCGACCATCACCACCGACCCGTCCATCAGGTCGAGCCGGGTGCCGTCGGCGTATTTGCTGAAGGTCACGAGCTTCGAGACGGCGAGGTAGACCGGCTCGTTGCGCTGGTGGACCAGGATGAAGCCGGGGGTGCTGCTGGCGGGGATGGAGACGGAGGCGGCAGGGGCGGGTTGCTGCTCGCCCTTCTTCGACGCCGTTATCACGCGGTCCGTGATCCACCACCCTACCAGGAAGCCCGCCACACAGAGCAGTGATGAGATGGCTCCGTTCATACCGCCCCCTTGGTGACGAACCAACTCGCGTACGAGTCGGCCGTAGTGTGGACCTTCTCCGCGATCCCGAGCGACGCGACGAACTCATCGACCGCCCGGATCACCCCGAACGTGACGCCGAACCGCTCGATCCCGATGTAGTCGTGGCCGCCCAGGGTGCCCCCGACCCGGACCTTCGGCCACCACGCCGCGATGTCGGCCTTGACCGCTTCGTAGGTGTGGTCGGCGTCGAGGTAGACGAAGTCGAGCTCGCCGTCGACGACCGCGGATGACATCTTGACGGAGTCGCCGCGCAGGAGCTGGAGGTTGATGCCTTGGAGCTGGAGATCCTTGGCGTAGGCCTGCAGGTGCGCGTACATCGCGTCGCACTTTGCCTGGTTGTGCCCCTTGTCATTTTTGCTCTTGATCTCGGTCTGGGCCCAGATGTCCACCGCGATGACGTTGGTCGGCTGGGCAGTCATCCAGGTCTTGAGATGGTGGCCTTCGCGGACGCCGACCTCGGCGAGGCGCTTGTAGCCGCAGGTCTTGAGCCAGTGGAGGATGTCGGGGCGGAGCTTGAGGAGGTTGGAGTGGATGACGGTGGGCATGTTAGCGGCTTTCGTTGGGTGCAGCGAGGATACCATTGACGAGGATGTAGCCGTGCTTGGACGCGGCAGCGGAGCACATTCTGCGGCGGAGCATCTTGGGCTCCCGCGCAGCGGAGACCTTGAGCCAGTGCGTCTCACGTCCCTCGCTTACGCGCGTCGCAACGCTCATGACGTCGGTCAGGAGATTGCAGCTCTCAGTGCAGAAATTGGTGGTGCGCCCGCGCCGATATTCCCACGCGCCCACACGCGCAAAGGGATATCGGAGATCGCGCTGGTAGTGCGCTAAGCAAGCTGCTACACGTTCATCGACCTCAGAGCCAAGGGCGGCGCGGTAGTCCTTGAAGAAACGGTCGAGTCTCTTCTGCGTGTACACCGCCGGAACGGGCGACCCGACCGGATGCGATTCCTTGAACATGACCAGGGGAAGACCAAAGCGCGCGGCCACGAAACTTTCTTCGAGCGACGCGTCGGCCTTCGAGTGGTGCACCTTCAGCACCCACATGGAGTCGGCGCACTCGATGCGTGTACGCAGGGTGAGGTGGTTGGACCCGTTACCGTCGAAAAACTGGCACCAACCCACACGGAAGTCGGAGCCGCGCTTCATGAGGTAGTTCACCCACAGAGCCTGGTCTCGGGAAGTAAATTTCGCGAGCCACTTTTGCCCCGGAGACGCGCGAACGCTGTAGGCGCCGGCCTCCACCAGATAGGTAGGGCCCGTGTAGTCTTCTTCGACCACCTTCACCAATTCGTAGATCGGGGCTGTACGCCCCACGAAGTAGTGCCCGTGCCGGTCGAACGACACCACCGATTCCCCCTGCCGATCCTTGGCCAGGGGGAAGTAGTTGCCCATCGGGGCGGCTACCTGTGTGCCTACTTCGACGCTCATTCGTCCTCACCTTTCTTCGGGGGCAGCGGTTGGATGATCAGGGTCCTCATCGCCCTCGAGACCGCGACGTAGCGATTATTCGATTCCTGTATCCGTGCGCTCTCGCTGCGGGCCCGCTCTTCCATCTGGTCGTTTTTCTCGGGGCCCAACCACACGACGACGGCCGCTTCTGTGCCCTTTGCCTTGTGCACCGACGAACAGGTGATCCCGACCCGCTCGTCCGAGAACAGCGCGTCGATCCGGCGCTGCAGGGCGCTGATCGTGTCGATCCCCTCCAAGAGCGCCAGCAGAGTCTCGCACAGGTCCTGCACCTGCTGGGCCTGGCTGTCCTTCCGGGCCTTCAGCAGCTTGGCCGACTCGGTGTCGCCGTAAGCCGTGACCCGCTCGACGAACGCCACCACGTCCCGATCGTCCATCCGCTTGGACAGCTTGGCCACCAGCTTCGACACGTTCTTGCCGATGTCCCGACCGCGGACGCAGGCCTTCTTGCCCATGGCGATCAGGCGCAGCGCCACGCCCACCAGCGGAGCGTTGACCCGGCAAATGATCATGCTCTCAGGCTCCAGGCCTTTCAGGGTCTCGGCGAACTGCTTGCCGGTCCGCTGGATCACTTCCCCCTCGATCGCGCCGTCCGCGGCCTGGATGTGCGGCACCCAGGTCTGCGCCAACGCCACCACCGCGCGCGGGCAACGGTAGGTCACGCTGAGCGGCAACTGGTTGCCCTGCGACACGTCGAACTCCTCGCGGATCCGCTCCATCGCGCGGGCGTCTGACCCTTGAAATAGGTACAAACTCTGTCTCGAGTCGCCTACGGCGACGAGCCTGCCGCCGGGCGCCAGGGCGCGCTTCAGCAATTCGATCTGCAGGCGGTTGAGATCCTGGCTCTCGTCGATGCAGAGCAAATCGTAGCGCGGGAGCGGAATGCTGAAGTCGATGGCGAAGGTCAGCATCTCGGTGAACGTGCAGCGACCGGTGTCGCTCTTCATCGCCTGGTCCAGCTCGTTGAGCAGGGGCAGGCTATCGGTCGGGGCGTCCAGACCGGTGCCGTAGGCCGCGACCGTCTCGGCCACCGCATCCGAGTCGGTCAGGTTGGTCATCGTGCCGCGCAGCAGCCCGTAGACCTTGGTCATGTCGGCCACGGCGGTGTTGACCCGCTCCGCGTCCTGCTGGCCGAGAGCGGCGACCGCCACCATGTGCGCCGTGTCGCGCAGCTTGTAGTCGTCGACCTTGATGCCCTTGAACCGGCGCGCCACCGCGCTGAACGCGAGGGAATGCAAGGTGCGGGCCTCAACGCCAGCCGGGACCTTGCGGCTCAGCTCGTCAGCGATCGACTTGTTGAACGCGCAGAACATGGCGCGCTTGCCGCGGTTCGCCGGGACGGCCTGCCAGCGCTTCAGAGCCTCCAGCAGCGAGCTGGTCTTGGCCCCGCCGGCGACTGCTTCGACCGTGATGTTGCCGCTGCCCTCGGTGAAGGCCCGGAAAATGGCCTCCTGGTAAGGGCTCCACACGCGGGCCGGAGCGGCGGCGGGGGTCTCGGTGATGGTGGCGAGCTTGATCATGGTTTGCCCTTTCCAGGCTAGCGGTGATGACACTACTATGGAGGGTCTATGGAGATAAGTCAATGACCAATCGTAAGTCCTGTAAGCATCAACCTTTGTAATTTTCTCCCGCCTGCCGCTGTTTGGTGTACGCCGCCAGGGCGGCCTCGATCCGGAGGGCCTCGGCTTCGGCACGGATCGCCCGCGCCAGCAACTCCTGCGACTCTCTGGGCGTTTTCGCCGCTGCCTGACGGTATTGCTCCCGCGCGGTCTCTACCGCCCGCCGCTGCGCCAGGGCCTTCTCCGTCCACAGCTCGAAGTCGCCGCTGCCGGCGATGGTGATGGGCTTCTCGGTCATGGGCTTGTCCTTGCCTTGGGTGAACACGAATTTCTTGGGTGGGCGGCGGGTCATCGGGGCGCCGCCTGTGAGACCGCCCGGATCCCGGCCGCGACCAGCTTCCACGGCAGGCTCTCGAGCTCGCGCAACGTGACCTGCTCGAACGCATCGGCAAGCGCCAGCCCCTTGAGCCGGGCCGCGTAGTGCTCGCGCCGGCGGCGCGCCCGCAGCAGGTCCTCCTCGACCGTCTCCGGGTCGGGCTGCTCGAAGCTGACCCGGTTCCGGAGCTCGGTCTCGCCGAGGAAGGTGTGGAGGGTCATGCCTTCACCGCCCGCGCCGCCTTGAGCGCCAGCTTGGCGGCCTTGACCTGGGCCCGCAGGTCGGCGACCTGGAGCTTGGCGTCGTTCAGGCTGGGCAGCGGCTTGCCTTCGCCGCCGAGCTTGGCCCAGCGCTCCTGCGCGTACGACAGGTTGCCGTTCTGCGGAAGACCGCCGGTGTATTTTGCGACGTAGCGCAGGGTGCTGTACAGGTCGTCCCAGTTCGACTTGCGGCGCTCCAGGATCTGAAGCTCCTTCGCAGCTGCCTCGCACTTGGCGGCACGCTCCGTCTTCGCGGCGGTCGCTTCGTACCGGATCTGCCGCTCCCGCGCGGCCACGTCGAAGCCCTTGGCGCTCTGGATCACCGTCGGCACCTGCCGGTAGATCGTGATGTCGCCGTTCGCCGAGAACTCGCCGTACCGGTAGTTGGTCTTGAGGTTGGTACGAAGCACCAGGGTCTTGCCGTCGACAACCGCGGTCACGGTGCCGATCAGGTAAACCGAGCGCTCCAGATTGCACTCGATCTGGGCGTCGGCCTGCAGCATCTCGTCGAGCTTGATGCCGACGCGGTGGGCGTAGAAATCCTTGTTGGCGGCCCAGTTGTCGTCGGCCTGCTTCTCAGCCCTGACGACGTTGACCGCATACTCGCCGGCCTTGACTGCGGCGATCACGACGGCGTTGACGACGTGGTCCTCACGCGGGCCCCTGGTGGGGTGGGCGGTCTTCACCGCCTCGACCGAGGCCGGCTTAACGAAGAACATCCCGGGGTAGCCAGCGCCCGGGAACTTCCGCTGCCAGGGGTCCTTCGGGTCCGGGACGTAGGCCAGGACTTCCTTGCTCCAGTGGGCCAGCCGCTCGCCGACCCAGGCGACGAAACTCCGACGGGACTCGAGCTTGACCGCGTCGTACAGCGGCGAGTCGAGGTGGGCGCGGATGGTGGCGATGTTGGTCATGTGGTGCCCTTTCCAGGCTGGTGGTACGACCACACTATGGAGGATCTATGGAGCGAAGTCAAGGGGTGGACGTAAGTCCTTGTCAGGACTGGACTACACCACCATCACCTCGCCGGGCCGATGATCATCAGCACTTCCGCCCACTTGGTCACCAGGACCCAGCGCGCGACTCGCGCGGCCTCCACCAGCATCTGCTCGACTTTCTCGGCCGCGGCGGTCGTGCTGCCGAAGCGCTTGACCAGATACGCGACCCGGGCATCGGGCTCCAGCTCGTAGGCGATGCTCGAGAACGCGCGCATGTCGTCGTTGATCTTGTCCAGGCACTTGGCGCTCTCGGCCGCGGCGTCCTTCAACGCCTCGATCGCCAGCTGCTTGAGGGCCACGAGCGCCTGCAGCTTCTCCAGCTCGACGCTGACGCCGATCTGGTTGATCTGCTTGGCGAGGGCTTCGATGTCGATAGCGGCGAACTGGCTCACGGTTTCTCCGATTCGCGGACGCAGATCCGCTCGTGGTTGTGGTTGTTGATTCGGTTCGCGCAGCCGCGGCAGTACCACTGCTGCGTTGACAGGTTCCACCACCGCTGCCCGATGATGAGCCGGCACTGGCACGCCTCGCGGTTGCAGGCGGTCACGCCTTTGACCAGCCCGGCGATCTTGGTCTCGCGATCTCGCGCGGCTGGGTCTTCGAGGTTCACGACCGCACCTCCCGCTCCAGCACGAACAGGAGCGCGAGCCCGCACCACCAGAGGTGGCCGGTCCCAGCCAGGTACGCGGCGGCAACCAGCAGCGAGACGTTGAGGGTGAAGGAGCACAGGGCTTTCACGGGTTCTTCGCCTTCTCGGTCTCGTACGCCGCGATGGCCGCCGCCATCGCTTTGACATCGTCGCCGTTGACTCGGTCGTGCGAGACCTCGCGGTACGCCCGCAGGGCTTCCTGCAAGGCGCGGACGATGGCGGGGTCTTTGGTGGGCTTCGGAGTGAGGTGCCGACGGAAAACCTTGATCGCGTCGCAGACCCCCAGGCCGTAATCGTACTTACCCGGGAAGGCGTCGAGTTCGGCGAGCGCTGCGGTCACCGTGGCGAGCAGGTCGTTGTACTGCTGGGTCGCGCGTTGGGCTTCGGCCTGCCAGTCGGGACCGCAGGTTTTCTGCTGGTACTCCTTCATGCGCTGCATGATGTCGAGCTCCCCCGGTTCGCGCGGAACGGTGCACCGCGATTCGTTCCACGAGTCGATCGCGTCGAGTGGGCGCGACCGGACGGCTCCTTGCTGGGGCGCCGGGCAAGCCTTGTTGAAGCACTTGACTTGAACCCCGTCTCCTACCAGACCAATGGCTGGGTCCTTTCCACAGCCGTCGCACGGCTGGGTGGCGCTCTTCACTTCGACCTTCGGCGCCGTCAGCCGGTCGAACGCTTCGCCGGCGGCCGCGCAGGCGAGCTTGTAGGTCTCGGCGGTACCCTGGGCGAGCACGCGGTCTTGCGGCGACGACGTTGCCGCGAACCACAGCTCGACTCCCCACACCACCCGTATTGGCGGGATGCTGCCGCTGCGCAGCATGACGATCCGCAACTCTGCGGGCTTGTACGTGGTCCCCATGATCAAGTCTCCTTCTTGCTGAGCCGCAGCATGGTGATGGTGTCCTGGTCCTTCCAATCGTGCTCCGGTCCACCTTCGTAGGCGCTCGCCGGCAGCCCCTCGGGCGTCGCCTTGTTGGTGAAGCCGAGCGCCCGGCCCCAGCGGTAGGCCGCGGCCATGTTGGTGCCGAAGGCCCGGCTGGCGACCGCGTCGGCCATCAGGTCGAGCAGGACCTTGTACGGGTCGCCCTGGGCGTCGACCGTGCACGGCATGGTGACGTCGGCCCCGCCGTGGAAGCGCGCGAAGCGCCAGACGTACGCGGCGCGCTTGCCGGCTTCGGTGTCCTGCTTCGGCTTGGCGGAGCGCAGGCCGCCCTTCGACTTGCCCGACAGGAGCTTGACGATCGCGGCGGTGTCGGGGCAGGTGAACGACCCGCGGCCGTCGCAGCCGTAGCACTTGGTGGTCCGCTCCGGGTAGTCGGTGCCTTCGTAGCTCCAGGCCGGGGAGACGTACGTGCCGGTGCCCTTGCACGAGGTGCACGGCAAGCTCGGGGTCTTGGCCAGGGTGAGGATCTCGGCGTCGGTGAGCTGGGTCATGGGGTGCCCTTTCCAGGCTGGTAGGTTTAGGAGCAGCAGAGCAAGCAGCCGCCGAGGCTGTTGCGTTTCGCGGCTTTGAGAACGGCGTGGCAGACGTCCTTGGCGGCGCCGACGGTGTCCAGCTCGCCCGGCACGCCGCACTGGTCGTAATCGTCTTCCGGAATCTCCTTACCGGCCGCCATGCGGCGGCAGAGCTCCTTGGTCAGGTCTTCAGTGCTGAGGGTGGCGAGGTCGATCATGGGGTGCCCTTTCCAGGCTTGGCGGTTGGCAGGACTATGGAGCGGCTACGGAGCTTTGTCAAGCGCCGCCTCGCGGTCGCCGGGCTTTGCGCTGCTGCGCGACGAGATCGGGACGGTTGACGAGGTCGGGGCACGACGGGATCCGAGACGCTCCGACCGCCTCGACCCGGATGCCCCAGACCGGGTCCACCGAGATACGCCAGGACTCGCCGGTGCCGCCGGGGAGGGTGATGTAGACGGTGTCCCTCAGGATGATGTCGGTTCTCATTTCTGGTTCTCCGCGTCTTCCTTGCGCATCTTCCGGTCGAGCATGAAGACGAGCTTGACGCCGAGGGCGAGGAGGCCGGCGGCGACCAGGATGATGACGGTGCATTCGAGCATGGTGGGTCCTTCAGTCGCCGTCGTTGGTGACGGCGATCCAGGTGAACGTGACGGTGTCGCCGCTGAGCCTGCCCAGCGCCCGGCCCGGGACGTCGGGCGGCACGGGGAAGCCTTCGGCTCTCCACCAGGAAGCGCAGCGCTCGATGGTCGGGAGGCGCATGATGGCGGTGACGGTTTTCTTCAGCTTCAGCATGGTGGTCCTCGACGGGTTAGTGGGGGTAACGGGCTCGGGGTGAGCGCCTTGCGGATGGCGGGGTCGGTGTGAAGCTGCGCAGACTTGGCGGCGGCGCGGTGACGCGCGACGTCGTAGTCGACGCAGGCTTGCTTGGCGAGGGCGAGGGTGGGGAAGTAGAGGGCTTTGACGTCGCTACCCTCGACGGACACGACGGTGCGCCATGCGAGCCGCTTTCCCGAGGCGCGGCGAATCGTATAGGTCACGACACCCACCACCGCGCGGTAGGAACCGTCGCTGAAGGTACGGTACCATGCAAGCCTCACCGGCGGGTTGACCAGCTTGCGCACGGCGTCGACCGCGGCGAACAGCTTGCTCGCCACGCGGCTGTGCGGGTCGTCGATGCAGCCCGCGCCTTCGTCGGCGGTCTTCAGCAGGTGGTCGAGCGCGGTCTTGAGCTTGGCGTTCACGGCTGGGGTTCCTTTCAGGTGGTGGGGCGACGGTGAGCGACACCGTAGTCGACGCAGGCTTGCTTGGCGGCAGCGAGGGTGGGATGCACAACACCCATGTACTGTTCAGGGCCGCCGGGCTCGGGGCCGCCCGACGGGCCGACCCAGCTCGACCAACCGAGGGTGTCCCGCGTGTCCCCGTTGCGCTCGATGTGGTAGATGAACCCGCCGACGTCGGCTCGGTAGTAGCGCCCGAGCGAGGTGGCGCCCGGTGACGTCCACAGGAACCGCACCGGCGGGTTGAGCAGCTTCTCGGCGGCGTCGACCGCGGCAATGGCCGCCTGCTCTGCGGTCCGCATGCCATACTGGCCACGGTTGACGGCATCGATCAGGTTCCGGATGACGGCACGGGTCTTCTGGTTCACGACGGTGCTCCTGGGTCGCGTTTGAGGTCATTGAGCGCGAGCTCGCGGCTGGCGACGGTCTTGTCGATCTCGGCCTGGGCCCAGGCCTTCGCCTGGCGCACGGCTTCGATCGCGCCGTCGTTGGCCAAGGTGAACCGAAAGTACCGGCGGATCCAGCCGTCCTTGAACACCTGGATCGAGCTGGTCTTGTTGCAGCCCTTGCCGGCCTTCCCGCCGGACTGGGGCAGGTAGAACGAGTAGGGGCCGAGCTGACCGAGGAGGGTGGCGGGTGGGGAGGGCATGGCTAGCGCTCCGCGCTGATGTCGCCGGGCAGCTCGCCAGCGACCAAGCCGCTGATGTCCTTCCAGCCGTCGGCTTCTTCGCTCAGCTTCTCGTAGAGGTTCGCGGCGTCGTGCTCCGGAGCGAGGTCCTTCGCCTCGGCGTAGTCGCCGATGATGGCGATACGGTCGCCGCCCCAGGTGCCGGCCAGCGATCCGCGGTCGAAGTCGCCGCCGCCCCGGCCGGTGGACACGCCCAGCAGGTAAGCCAGTGCGGTCATGGTGCCGTGGGACGAGCAGCCGAACTCGCCGAGCTTGAGCCCGTCGCCGAGGCGGTGCGGGTGGAGGAACTGCTTCTTGTCGAGGTTGACGACTTTGTGGTACTGGCCCATGGAGGTTTCCTTTTCGGAGTTGGGTTGACACCGGCACTATGGAGCGTCCATGGAGAGAAGTCAAGCGCCGACCCGGATCCATCTACTACCTGGGTCGTAGAAACAGGGTGTTGACAGGGCTAGGGAGAGGCTCCATAGTGCTGTCGTACCAGCCTGGAAAGGGCAGCACATGAAGATCCTGACCATCTACCAGAGCGTCCTCGGTCATCAGTTCGAGACCGCCGCGCTGGCGCAGGCCGACGAAGACCGGCTGCCGCGGATCATCGCGACCTACCGCGAAGACCTACGGAAGCTGCGGGCTGGCGAAGACTACGCCGGCCGCTCGGGCCCGCACCCACAAGAAGACATCGACCTCACCGCGCGGGCCGTCGCCGACTACGAGGCGAAATGGGCAGAGGTGCAGGCGCAGCGCGCCTCGGCTCTTGACACCGCTCCCTAGATCCTCCATAGTCCTCCTCGACACCAAGCCTGGAAAGGGCATCCCATGACGTCACTCCGCTTCCATACCTCGCCGCGCAGCTACAAGGGCGAGACCCCGACGCACTGGACGTGCGAGAGCATGCGGCACTGCACCAGCATGAGCGGAGGCCGCGTGGCGACCACGCCTGACGAGGCGGTCCGTCTCGCGCTGGTCGAGACCTACGAGGATCGCGACGATGGCAGCGAGTTCTCGTACATCGGTCGCGAGATCGCGTCGGGCGACGGAGTGGGCCACGAGGTGTTCGGCGTCGTCCAGGTCGGGAACGAGTACTTCTGGACCGGGCGCGTCATGCGGGCTTCGGCGCGCGTAGTCGTGTCCTTCGACGAGTGAACCCGGCTCTTGACATCGCTCCCTAGATCCTCCATAGTCCTCCTCGACACCAAGCCTGGAAAGGGCAACCCATGAGCACCGATCGCCGCGAGCTCCTCGACCTGCAAGACAAAGCGCGCCGCGCCGGCCGCACGGTGACGTTCTTCCGCGAGACGGAAGACAGCCCGATCGACGGGGTGTTCTACATCGACCCCAAGATGCCGGCGCCGGCCCGCAGCCGCGTCGGGATCCTGCTGGACCCGCTCACCTTCGCCGAGACCGAGCGGGCGAAGCCGGTCTGGTACAAGATGCCGGAGAGCCACCTGCCCGGCTCGACCCTGGGCGCCCTCCCCGAACTGAAGACCTTCACGGTCAAGACGCCGCGCCGCAGCGGCAAGGTCACTGTCTACTCGATCCGCGTCCGCTAACCCGCCAAGCCTGGAAAGGGCAACCCATGAACGCCACCACCAACCTCCCCGCCTCCGTCCTGACCAAGAAGCAGGTCAAGAAGAAAGGCCCGGTCTACTTCGCCAAGGACGGCGAGCAGTACCGAATCACCGCGACGATCCGCTACGACGACTCGTGCGGCAACGGCCACAACAGCTTCGCCATCACCGCGCAGATCGACATCCGTGGCCACGACTTCTGGCGCGACGACTGCGGCGGCATGTGCCACGACGACGTCGCCAAGCACTTCCCCGAGCTCGCCCCGCTGCTCAAGTGGCACCTGTGCAGCAGCGACGGGCCGCTGCACTACGTCGCCAACACCGTCTACCACGCGGGCGACGGGGACAAGGGCAAGCAGCGCTGCGACCGCGCCGGGAAGCCGATGTGGCAGCTGGGCTACCTGCCGGGTCGCATCGACTTGGTCTGCCAGGCCGAGAAGCCGGAGTCGATAACCCTCCACTACTTTCCGGTCCTGGAAGACGGCAAGGACCGCGACCTCGCCGCTGCGCGCGACTGCGCGATCTGGCCCGAGGCGACCGACGCGCAGCTGCTGGCGCCGAAGGAGGAGCTGACCGCGGCGCTGCTGGCCCGGCTGCCGGCGCTGATGGCCGAGTTCAAGAGCGCGGTCGAGTCACTCGGGCTGGTGTACTGACATGGCCAGCCGCCCCCGCAAAAAGCCGATCGACCAGCGCCGCGTCAAGCGCTTCCTGCTGCGGGTCATCCGCGGCAGCATCACCCACGAGCGCCTGTCGGACTGGGCGCGCAAACTTCTCGCCGACATGGAGCACTGACATGCCCGACACCCCACGCTTCAAGATCTACGAGGCCGGCGGCCGCTACCGCGCCGCGACCAAGGGCCCGATGGCCGCGCTCTGCCTGTGCGCCCACTACTTCGGCAAGGGCTCGACGATCAAGTACAACCATCAGGTCCTGCTGTGGACCGAGGGGCCGGAGGGCGACGGCCCCGCGATCACGGTCGGGGCACCGATGACGAAGGAATATGATCGCGCCTACAAGATCATGGAGCAGCGGCGCGGCGAGTGGGACCGCGAGCGGGCTGCGCGGGCGCAGAAGCGGATCAAGGCGGATCGCGAGGAGCTGTCCCGCTTGAACGGGAAAACGGTATGAGCACCCTCGCCTCCCCCGGCCAGGACCCCCAGCGCTTCCAAGAAGGCGCGACCGTCAAGCTCGGCGAGTGGTACTGGGTCAACGACGAGAAGGGCGACCCACCGAAGAAGTACCGGTGGTTCGGCTGCGTCATGGAGATCGGCTCGAACTACTTCGAGCTCCAGCACCCCAACGGCGGGGACGAGCGCATCCACACCGACGAGTTCCTCGAACGCTGCACCCTGGAGAAGGACCCGCGGGCGGTGATCGCCAAGAACGTGCTGCAGCACAAGGGCGAGGTCGAAGGCTACCTCGGCGAGATCCGCGAGCTGACGGCCCGGCTCGGCGTGTCGCCGACCACCGGCGCCGAGCAGGAAGGCGAGACCCGGTCCCTGTCGACCCGCAACGCGACCGACGGCGACATGAAGTCCTACAAGACGAGCCTGATCAAGGCCAAGGAGAAGACCCTGCCCGACCTGTTCCGCAGCGTCGAGGACAGCAACAAGGCGCTCGCCCTGTGGATGAGCGCCGACATCCTCAGCCTGAAGGCGACGATGGGCAACCTCCAGGCCTACGTCGAGATCGTCGAGGAGCGGATCTTCCACGTCGAGCTCTACGCCGGGCTGACTGAAGACATCGAGCTGATCCAGGACGGCAAGCCCGCCGAGCTCAGCGAGAAGCTGCGCCTGATGCAGGGTCGGCTCTACATGGACGAGGAGTGCTTGATCGACTACGACGCCGGCGGCATGGAATTCAAAAACATCCGGGCATTCGACAAGTGGCTGCTGCGGCCGCACAATCTCGTCGCGACCCTGCCGTTCCAACGCTGCATGGTGGCGTTCCAGGTGCGGCGCAGGACCAAGGAGCGCGACCGCTGCACGACGATCGAGGAAGCCTTCGTCCAGATCCAACTCGAGGACGCGGACAAGCGAACCTTCATCTACATGCGAAACGGCGCGAAGGTCTACCGACTGATCACCGCGATCGACTTGCGGACGAAGCTGTTCCCTGATGTCAGCGAGTTCGACTTCAATCAGCCGCTCATGGCCAACACGATGTGGAGCCACAAAGTCGAGGATATCATCACGTTGAGCGAGTACGAAGCGCGGGTCAAGAAACGGGCGGAGGATAAGGCCGAGCGCGAACTGAAATCCGCGCAGTGGCTGAAGGACAACAAGGATAAGTACGACAAACGCGATCTGGAGTTCCACAACCCGCACCGGCACTGGCACGACCATTCCGATCTCGACCGCTACACCCCCTTCGACCGCTCGAACGTGAAGTACGACGACATCAAGAAGGCGATCGAAGACGACATGAAGTACTACAACCGGGTGGTGCTGATCCTGCAGGGGTTGCTCGATCGCTCGCCGGTGTTCCACCCGCATCCGCCGGCGCAGTTGTGGAAGCACGACAACTTCGAGTCGATGATCCAGTTGGTCTACGACCGCGACCGGGCGCTCTACGCGGGCGCGAAGCCGGACTTCGAGGTCTTCCGGGCCCAGTGCAACTCGCTGCTCAAGGTCGGGTCGGTGGTGATCGGGATGAAGGCAGTGTGGAAGGAGAAGGAGGACGCGAAGGACAAGGAGCGGGTGCCCCTGCGCTACAGCCGCCACGACAGCCCGCAGTACCGCTACGAGCAGTACCCCGACAAGGGGCCCGCCTTCCTGACCACCGTCGCCGCGATCAAGGGCGACACGGTCACCATCGAGTACACCAAACTGCGGCAGCGCGGCGTGTGGCCCCACCGTGCCGGTGAGCCGATGACCGCGACCGTCACCGCCAAGCGCTCCCAGATCTTCAACGCCAGCGCCTACACGCCCGGCGACTACAAGATCTTCTTCGCCGACCCGCGCACCCGGGCCAGCTACCTGCAGTGGGCCCCGTTCCTGCTGGGAGCGGAGGACTTCCATGCGGGCAAGCGGAAGGTCGGAGAAAAGTCATGAAGCACCACGCCCGCAGAGCCCTGAACCGTCGGCGGTCGCCTGACCTGTACTGGCGCCGCTACCGGCCACCGTTCACCCCGATGCGCGGGGCAGAAGAGCCCTTGTCCAAGGCCAAGCGCGCCCGGCTCGTCGCATCGCTGGCGGTGCTGGGGGCGGCCTATGGAATGAACCCGGCGCCGCCCTTCAGCTCCGATCCCTATCAGGAGCTCAGCCGGTTGTCCCGCCCCAAGGCGTCGCCCACCATCCGGTACTTGACCGCGTAGCGACTCCATAGACACTCCACCCGCCCAGAGGACTGATACCATGCTCACCGCCACCGCCCCCAAACCCGCCCGCCACGCCCGGTCCCGCCGCAGCTTCGGCGAGATCGCCCGCAACCTGCTGTACTTCCACGCGAAGAGCGGGACGGCTGCGGAGTTCTCGACCGACCAGCTCACCGAGGTGCTGCTGCTCGAGCGCTACGAGGGCAACTTCCACGACCTGCGCAAGCTCCGGGAAGCGCTCAGCGGGTTGGCTGACGACTGAGCCGCCCGATCATCTTCAATCACTCTCGATCACCAAGGATCACCCATGCCCTGCATCGTCAAAGTCATCGCCCACACCAAGTTCATCGGGGTTCCCGACGACCTGCTGCCGCTGGAGAAAGCGGCGAAGGACTTCAAGGGCACCGTCGCGCAGCCGACCCAGCAGGCGATCTACAGCCGGGCCCGCAGCATCGTCGAGCAGAAGGGCCAGGACCAGGGCGCCGACGCTGACCGCCTGATCGAGTGCGCCGGCCGGAACTGCTACGACTCCTACGGCGTGGGCCGGCCGTCGAGCGAGTACCACAAGCACATCGAAGAGGTGGACCACGGGTCGGTGCAAGAATGCGCGACGTTGACATTCTTCATTTCCGCCGTAAGTCGCGGCCTGACCCACGAGCTGGTGCGCCATCGCGTCGGTGTCGCGATCAGCCAGCGCAGCACCCGGTACGTCGACGAGAACGAGAGCCCGTACATCCATCACCCGCTGGTCGAGGCGTGGGTCGCAGAGCGCAGCCCGACAAAGGCGAGAGCGAGCGCGACATACTCCGGATCGACCTCTCCCACGGTTCTGACAACCAGACCTACGCTATGGTCCGCGACACCCTCGAGCCCTGGCTCGTCGCCAAGGGCGTCGACAAGTTCACCGCGCGCAAGCAAGCCCGCGGCGCGGCCCGCGGCTACCTCGGCAATGCCCTGCAGACCGAGATGGTCTGGACCGTCAACGTCCGGGCGTTCAAGGGGATCCTCAAGCAGCGGGCGAGCGCAGCGGCCGACGCCGAGATCCGGATCCTGGCCAACCGGCTCTACGAGTGCGCCCTGCCGTACTGGCCTGCGTACCTGGGACACCTCAAGCAGCGGCCCTGCCCGGACGGGCTCGGCTACGAGCTCTACGACCCGAACGGGCTCAAGGAGAAGCACCGGGTGCTGGTCGAGGCGGTGAAGAATTTCCCGGCGCCGGATGGCAGCATCCCCGACGGGCAGATCGCGATGCACTACCGCGAGAAGCTCGCCAACCTCCTCCAGCTCGTGTCCTGAGGCCGCCATGCCCTTCCCCGACCCCCGTCTCAAGATCATCAGCTTCCTCGGCATCACCGGCCGCATCGGTGACGGCAAGACCACGCTCTACCACGCGATCCGGGAAGCCGGGCTGCCGTGCCATGACCTGTCGATGGCCGCACCGCTCAAGGAAGCCGCGGCGGTGCTGTTCGGCGGCACCAAGGCCAACTACTGCGGCACCCAGGAGGAGCGACTCCAGATCCACGAGTTCTGGCGCGACCGCCTGGGCCCGGACTGGGAGAACGGCCGCAAGCAGCTCCAGAACCTCGGCGACGGGCTGCGGAAGATCATCAGCCCGTGGCTGTGGGTCTACATCGCCGAGCACCAGATCCTGCGCAAGCTCGAGCTGGGGCTGATCCTGCCCGGCGAGGTGATGATCGTGCCCGACGTCCGGTACGACAACGAAGCGACCGCCATCCGGATGCTCGGCGGCCGGGTGATCAAGATCGAGAACACCAACCGGGTGGTGCCGAGCGCCGAGGTCAACAACGCCCCGAGCGAAGCCGGGATCAGCCCGGAGCTCATCGACGAGATCTATCAATCCGGGTCGCACGCTGCGACCGTCAACTTTGGGCGACTCGTCGCGGGGAGGTACCGGTGAGCCGCACCCTGACCATTTACCGCGACGACAGCACCGTCCAGGTCATCTACCAGGACGTCAAGGCGGTGTTCTGGACCGCAGGCAACACGGTGCTCGTCGTGGTGGTCTGGACCGACAAGAAGACCGGCAAACACAAGTACATCCACTGGCCTCGCGAGCGGGTCTGCTGGTTCAAGGACGAGCCGTGACCAACCCCTACCCACCCACCGACTGGCGCCACGCCATGTGGGCCGCGTGGCGCGAAGGCCTGCTACAGGTCAACCAGGGCGAAGGGTGGTGGCTCTACACCGCGGCCTGCCCACCATCGTTTCAGTACGGCAAAAACAACTACCGGAGAAAATCATGAAAACCACCACCATGGAAGTCACACCCTCGCTCGCGCAGCGCTGGCTCGACGGCAAGATCAACCACGACAACCGCGACCTGTCATCGAGCCATATCACCTACCTCGCCGGTGAGATCACCGCGGGCCGCTGGCGGGTCACGCACCAGGGCATCGCCTTCTCGGTCACCGGGCGCCTGCTGGACGGTCAGCATCGACTGCACGCGGTCGTCGAGGCCAACAAGGCGGTACGAATGATGGTGACGGAGGGTCTCGACGACGAAGACTTCCGGGCCATGGACTGCGGCAAACGCCGGGCCATGAAGGACCGGCTGCACCTCGTCGACGACACCAACCAGAACCACCTGATGTGCCAGGCGATCACCGGCTATCTCTCGGCCACCACCTCCAGCCGCGGCGCCATCAGCGCGTCAGCCGTGGAGGAGGAATTCCTGAAGGACGGGCATACCGAGGCGTGGATGTGGGTCGGTCAGCACTTCAACGGCTGTGGCGCCAAGCTGCGCCCTGCTGGGGTGATGGCCGCGCTGGCCATGTACTTCGTGGTCGACAAGCGCAAGGCCCAGTCGTTCATCGACTCGTACCTCAGCGGCGCCGGGCTCGAGCACGGGTCGCCGATTCTGCGCATGCGCGACGACGCCATGGGGATCACCAGCCGCGGCACGAAGCGCACCATCGACTACTGGCGCGCGGTGAGCTGCCTGCAGAGCCATCGCGAGTCGGTGACCGTGACCAGCATCTACGCCGCTGCCAAGGACATGGTCGGCAACGAGAACACCAGCCGCGAGATGAAAAAGCGCATCGAGGTGCGGACCAGAGCCGCTGCGTCAGTACCCGCCGATGTACGGGCCCAGCGCGGCAAGGCGGCGATCATGTCGCTACCGCCGGACGTGCGCGCTGCGAACGCGGCGAAGGCCAGTCAGGTGGCCCAGGAGAAACGGCGGAGGAAGTTGGCGTGAAGCAGATCCGCGAGTACTACGACCCGACCAAGCCGCGCTTCCTGTGGATCGCGGCCCGTCGCCCGGCGTTCCTCTGCGAGGGTACGCTGATCTGGAACGGGGATGGGCAGTACGTGCGCTGCTACGACCACGAGGGGGACTGAGATGCCCTGGTACCAGATCATCCGCCGCGGAACCTTTCGGTTCTACTGGTTCCCGGGCGTCCAGATCGGGATCTACCGGGTCCAGTACGACGGCTGGCACCTCGCCATGAATTTCGGGATCTTCACGCTGGAATGGAGCGACGCTCTATGATCATCGTCACCGTTCAGGACATCATCGCCGGCGCGCTCATCGCCGCGCTTCTCCTGGTTATCGGGTTCCAGTGGGTGCTCAGCTGGTTCGACAAGAAGGACTAGCTCGCCACACCCCGATACAACCCGCCCCTGACCCGCGCGATCTTCCCGCGTGCCGCCAGCGACGCCAGCAGCCGGCCGGTGTGGTGCGGGCTCCACGTTGGGGCCGCGAGCTTGGCGCCGATGTGGATGCCCGCCGGCGACATCGGGGAGTTGCCGGGCTGGGCGAGGAAGTCGAGCACCTGCTGGGAGAACGACCGGCCGTCGGCGTTCGGCCGGCGCTTGGCCTTGCCGGGGGCCAGGACGTCGACCCAGGAGCGGTTGTTGGGGGCGTGGCGCACGTCAGCAGGGCGCGAATACGCCGGTGGTCAGGAAGCCGTGCCAGCCGCAGCCGTGGGGAGCTGGGCGGAAGATGGACGGGTGCAGGCTGAGCGTCTCGAACGTGTCGCCGTGGCGGTGCCAGCCGGCCGGGTTCTCCTCGGCGCGCGGATCGATCGGGTTCTTGAACGGGATGTAGCCGCGGACACCGCACGTCCCGCATGGGCAGTCGAAGGTGACCCCGACCCGCTCGCGCTGGGGGACCGGCTTTCCGGTCCGGCTGTCGGTGATGCCGTCGCCGCCGGAGGAGACCCAGCGGGGGTTGAGTTTGGTGAGGGGGATCACGTCAGGTCTCCAGGAAGGCGAGTAGGCGTTTGTAGGACTTGCGCAAGTCATCCATCGCGGTGACCGGCGAGTCTCCGAACCCGACGAGGGTGGTCTCCGCTTCTTTGGGGAGACACTCGACGCACCACACGGCGTGGATGCTCGGGTGATTGACGGACCATTGCAACTGCAGGCCTTGGTCGCCCAGGCGGATCATGCCGGGGATGGGGCCGTTGTAGAGCAGGTGCGCGTCGGCGCAGAGCCACTCGTCTTGCGCGCTCAGGGTCATGCGGTCGCCGGGGGCCAACGTTTTTCCACAGAGGGTGCACTGCACCGGCTTGGTGGGGAACGGTGTGAATCTTCCGACGGTGAGGTTCACAGCAGGAACCACAGGATGATCGCGACGTCCGCGGCGCTGTCGTGCGTCTCGGGCTTCTGCTTCTTGAGCTGCTGCTCCCAGTGGCCGTCGGGCGCCTGGATCCAGACCGGCTTGGCGTCCTCGGTGGCGCGGGCTTCGCGCTCGATGGCCCGGCGTTTCTCGTCGGCCCTGCAGACCACGAAGATGCACCCGGCCAGCAGCAGAACGCTGATGAAGATCGCCCAGACCGCGGCCCAGAATTTCAGGCTCTCCCAGCGCAGCTTGGCCATGTAGTCGATTTCAGGGGGCATCGGGGTTCTCCTCTTTCTTGGCCCGGCGGCGCTCGAGCCGATGCGTCCGGACCTTGGTCTGCTTGCCCGGGTTGCGGCCGCCCGGTCTGGCGGTCCAGTACTCGTAGCCGTTGCCGCGTCGGCCTTTCGGCGGGCCTTTGGTGGAGCGGCTCACAGGTAGTTCCAAGCGTCGCTGCGCGGGTCGCTCTCGGGCTCGTCGCCGCGGTGCAGTGCTTGCTTGTCCTGCTGCTTCTTCGAGCGGCGGTAGCTGCGCTTCGCGGCCTTAGGGACGGACAGCAGGCCGCAGCGGCGGTAGACTTTGTTCCGGGCGGTGTGGCTCATCCGATCGTCCTCCTCGCTCTCGCCGCCTTGATCACCTTCAGCGTGTCGCCGCCGGCCAGCAGCTCCCGCCCGGTCTCGTTGATGCTGTAGCGCTCCATGATGTCGCCGGCGTTGTGGTGCTCCGCGCGGATCGCCGCGAAGCGCAGGAGCGCCAGCACCGTCTTCGCGCCGACCACTTCGTCGCCGAGGTAGCCGACGCCGTGCTCGTACACCAGCTCGGCTTCGTAGCTGCCGATCTCGGCGGCCGCCATCTTGGTGAGGACGTCGCGTTGGCGCGGGGTGAGCTTCATCGGTTCCACCACGCGCCGCGGGGCGGCGGGCAGGGGCGCGGCTTGGGCTTCGGCGGCTCCATGGCGGGGAGGTTACGAAGCGTCAGCGTCATCTCGGGCCGCTCCCTCTCGACACCATCGAAGAGCCTGACCCTGTTGCCGGTCGTGATCTGCACGATAGAGCTCGCGGTTCTCCGGTCGAAGACTCGGCTGGTGATGCCGTCGGGTGCCATGGTCGGTGCTCCTGCTCGGTCAGCGCGCAGCCTACCGGCGTGCCCGCGGAAGCAACAGTCTCCCCCGTCCGGGGCTTCTCGGTATCTTAACCGGGAACCGCGCATTTATCAGTCTTCCCTTGCGATTGGTCATGTGACCACGTAGATTGGTCGCCTGACTGCGAGGGCCAACAATGCCGGACGAGCGTGCTGTTGTCCATGTATCGCTCAGTGAGCGGTGGCGACAGCTTCAGGCCACGGCTATACCCCCGGGAAGCGAAGAGGAATGGCGCGATATCCCGGGGGCCAGCGGCATCTACCAAGCTAGCTCGCACGGACGCATCCGAAGTTTTGCGCGCGCAATACCTTTAGTTCTTCACCCTAGTATCGCTGCCGGTCGGGCTAACTACGCTATCGTCGTTATCCCCACGGAAGGCCGGAAAAGGCGCAGTCAAACTGTTCATCGCTTGGTTGCGCGCACGTTTCTAGGGAAATGCCCGGCGGGTTTGGAGACCAATCACAAGGACGGCAACCGCTGGAACAACCAACCCGGTAACCTGGAGTATATAACGCCCCAGGAAAACCTCTTGCACTCTACCCGGATCTTAGGCAAAAAACGCGGCGAGGAGCACTGCTTTGCCCGGTTGACCGAAAAACACGTGCGCTTAATCCGGCGCTTAGCAGGGCGCCGCCCCCAACCACAAATCGCTGCGCTATTCGGTGTCTGCCGCGAGACCGTCAGCGATATACTTAACCGCCACACCTGGGCGCACGTCGTATGAAATCCCCGACTCCCGGCTGGGGTGATGTGGCGGATGAGATCGATCGCGAGAAGTTTCCGGACAAGCTGCTCCGCGAAACCTTGGACTTCCTCGCGGCCGCCAACGGCAAAGAGAAGGTCGCAGCCAAGCTCGCCGGCGTCTCGCTCGGTGTCCACCGCCAGCGCATGCATGCCGCGCGCCGGCGGTTCACGCCGGAAGAAGTCGCGGCTGTAGTCCCGGATGCCGGCGCGGTCAAGCGCGCGGACGAGCACAGCGAGCTCGGGCAGCTGCGCCGCGAGAACGAGATGCTGCGCCAGCACCTCACCGACAAGAGACGCGCGAAGCCGTGGAAACCCGTCAAGGTGACGAAGCGCAAAGGGCGCGACGACTGGGTGCGGTGCATCATTCCGGACAGCCACGGCTCCCACGTCGACAAGCCGGCGTGGGCCGCCTGTATGGCCGACATCAAGGCGCTCGATCCCGACGAGATTGTCCATTTAGGCGATTATATGGACTGCGGGGGTTTTCTCGCGCAGCATCAGGTGCTCGGGTACGTGGCCCAGATCGACGAGTGCAGCTACGCCGACGATCTCGAGGCCTGGCACGGCCAGCTCGACGAACTCATGTCGGTGGCGCCGCGCGCCAAGATCCACCTGCTGCAGGGCAACCACCTGCACCGGATCGAGCGCTGGGCGGTCGAGGAGTCGCTCGGCAAGAAGAAGGACGCGCAGCTGCTCTACGACGCGATCTGCCCGGAGAACGCCCTGGACTACAAGGGTCGCGGCATCCGGTACGCCAAGGACGGGGACTTCCACGACGGGGTGAAAACCCGCGGGGTCATCAAGCTCGGGAAATGCTTCTACACCCACGGCTTCGCCATCGGTCGCACCGCGGCGGCGGCGCACGCCCGCAAGATCGGCGGCCCGATCTGCACCGGCCACGGCCACCGGCCCTACGGCCACTACGACAAGACCGTGGCGCACGGGCCTTTCGCGGCGTGGTCGCCGGGCTGCCTCAGCGACCTGAATCCGCGGTGGCGGCACACCGATCCCAACGACTGGGGCCACGGCCACGACATCCAGTTCGTCGCCCGGTCGGAGCTCTTCAATCACGTCCACATCCCGATCATCGACGGCGTCTCGCTGCTGCCGGAGGTGATGCGTGGCGAGCCGCGCACGGCACCGCCGGCGCCGAGCGTGTGGGCCAACCGGAAAGCCGGCCTCGAGGCCGCGCGCGACTTCCTCGACCAAACCCTGCAGAAAATCAGCTAGGAGACGCCATGTCGTGGACCGACATCGACGACACGATGAAGCAGAAGCGCTGCCAGCGGCCGAAGGGTGGACTCACCGTCATCGAGATCGCCGCGAAGTACCAGTGGACCGAGAACCACGCGCGCCGGGTGGTGAAGGAAGCGATCGCGAACGGGCAAGCCGAGCAGGTCGACGGGTGGAAGAAGATCCACACCGGGCGGCTGTGCCGCGAGGTCTACTACGTGATGACCGAGGGGAAGGTCAAGGCGAAGAAGTAGGGGCGCTCACGCGTCCGGCACCAGACGAATGGTGACCGTGTAGTAGGTCGGCGGGTCTCCCGCGTGCATGGGTATCGTCCAGTACCAGATCAGCAGCCAGCGCCCCGGCGTCAGCCCCGGGCACCAGCGCTGTGCTTCTTCGAGCGTCATCTCCGTGTGCAGCTTGGTGTGCTGGTCGTAGCCCCAGCGGGCGTCGATGATGTCCACGCAGATCGGCAGGGGCGTCGTGCGCAGCTCGTAGAGGGTGGGGGTGGGTGGGAGGTCGGCGGAGGGCATCGCGACCCCCGAAGCCTAGTAGGAATCGCCGCGCTTGTCGATCCAGAGGACCGAGATCACCACCAGCACGTTGCCGACCAGCTGGAAGCCCACCCGGTAGCTGCCGACCCGCAGGCGTCGTACCGGTTTGCCGTCGTGCTTCACGTCTCGGAGCAGCGAGACGTCGCCGTCGCTCGGGTCGCACTGCAGCTTGTACAAGGCGTGCCCGATGGCGCCGCGAACCGGGGCTTCAGCGGAAGCGAGCCAATGCTGAGCTTGCGTGGCGAATATGACCTTGTGGCGGATCATCCGAAGATCTTGTTCAGGTCGCGGGCGTCCTCGACCACCAGCCACTTCTTGCCCTTCATGCGCTTGAGCTCGCGGACGCAGTTCTTGCCCAGCTCCTCGTCGAGCTCGTCCTCGGTCGGCGGACGGAGCACCGCCACCAGGCGGCCGTGCTTGGTGAGGCGGACGGACTGGCCCTGGCTGACGCGGCGCAGGCTGCGGGGGATGGCCTTGCGGAATTCGGCGACTGCAGGCATGAGGTGCTCCTGCTGTCTTTGTACAAACGTACGGGCGAAGTCAACCGACGTCAAAATGGCGGCCTTTCTTCCTCGGCCACAGCTCGCGCAGCCACACCCTCAGCCCGCTTGAATCGGTAGGCCGGCGCCGGCGGCTCGGCGGGTGCTGGCGGAGCAGCGGGGAGCTCGGGCGGGGTCGCGGCTTCCATCTCGGCGGCGATCCGCTTGAACTCGAGCCAGTGGGCGGGGTCGCGCAGGATCGACCACAGGGCCGAAGCGGAGATCTTCGCTTCGGTCGGGTTCAGGTAGCGGTCGACAGCCTCGCGGACCAGGGCGGCGATGCTGCGGCCGGACTCGGCGCTCTGGCGACGAAGTTGACTTAGGACGTCCGGCGGGAACTGGACGGGAAGCTGCGTGGGTTTGGGCATGGTAGGTAGACTGCTTCTAGTCTAGCGCTGGATTAGTGCAAGCTCAGTCTCCGCGGAGCGAACTGCACAACCCACTGCACAAGGGTCGCACATTCAGTCAATCCGTTGCGGCGAAAGCAGTTAGCCGGAACTGCTACAAAACCACCCCCTATTGTTATTCTGGGGGTGAGTGAGGGTCCCCGATCGCCCCGGCTTTGCAACAGTTGAACCAATACTGGTAAATCAAGAAAGAGTTGTATGCAAACTTCTTTTTGCTGCTTTGTAGCGGTCTGGGGTATGTGCTTGAGGCTACAGGACCTATTTGCACAACTGACACTTGTGCGGTGTAGCAGTCGAATTTCCGGCCTGTAACCGCAAGCACTTGCCGAGAAACAATGGAAAGTAGGTTACCCTAGCTTACTACCGGGCCCGCGGGTGGCCTGACTAGCACAAAAGTCGCCTCCAATTTTCCAGTAGGCCCAGACAGACCGCACCAGGGCAAGCCCCCTTGCATTTGAAATCCCGGACGCGTAGTGTTGCCGGTCCACCTCAGCCCGCCACTTGACGCGCCCATCCCGGGCCACACAGTGCGGGCACGCTGGTACTGCCTACCAGCTGTTCGACGCTCTACGCACTGCCCCACCGCCCTAACACCTTCCCGGGGTTTGGTCGGCGGCAACCGACCCTGGTAGGGTGGTGCGTTGGGCGCCGAGCTGACGCCTAGGGAAGGTCTATGCCAATCGAGCCGCTGATCGTCGACCTCGTCGGAGGTCGGACGCTGCATCTCACCCCCGCAGAAAAAGGATTCCCGGACTTCGTCCGGATCGAGTACCAGGACGGTTTAGGCCAAGAGCGGCTGTTTGCCGCGTTCAACATGGGCGGCGGCGCCGCGACGCGACAGTTGGAGCGCGAGATCAACCTGAGCGCCGGCGAGTTCCTGCAGCTGACCCGCTTGTACAAGGGCTGGCTGGCCGAGATCAAGGAAAAGGAAAAAGCAGAGGCGGGCAAGCCCGAAGAGAAAACCTGGAAGCCGACCCCGCCGTACCAGCTCACCCAGCGGACGATCCAGCAGCCGAAAAAAGAAGCACTGGTCTATGGAGAGATCTCCAGCGCGGTCGGGATCTTGGCGATCCTGCACAAGCAGATCGAGGCCCCGGACACGCTGCTGGAGTGGGACGCCGAGACCCTGAAATACCTGGCGTGCCTGGACGTGGACTTCCACGACCACGAGGCGCCCGAGCGGTTGGACAACGAAGGCCTCGACGAGCTTGGCCGCGAGCTCGCACCGGCGCCGCTGTGCTGGTGGCGCACGCAAGGCGGCGGCCTGAAAGCGATCTACACCGCTACCCCGAACGACCTGTACACGGCGCAAGAACTCGCCGCGGCGGCGGCAGCTCAGCTGTTGACCTTGATCCCGGTGCTCCGAGCTCGCGGCACCGTGGAGGTGATCAACAAGACGCGCCACCCGGGGTCCCCGCAGAAAGGCCAACGCTGCGGCCGGGTGATGGACTCCATCCCTACGGACCACCTGAAAGTGCTGGAGCGTTTCTCGAAAGCCGAAGCGACCGAGGAAGAGGTCGCCGAGATCATGGACCTGATGGGGCTCAAGGGCGGCGAGCGGCTCGACCACTCGTACTGCCTGATCGACCCGGAGCACAAGTCAACCAGCCCCACGCCGATCTATGTCGACAAGCACGGCTTGTACTGCCACTCCTGCCACGGGCGCATCGGGCGCGGCAACATGACCTGGGGCTACATTCGGCGCTCGCGCGGCATGGCACTCGAGAACCAGTACGCGCTGGCGCCGATCCGCTACGCGTTCGAGAACATCGTCCACGTCGAGCATGTGGACTACCTGTTCACCGAGCTGTTCCCCAACCTGCCCGAGTCGTTGCGGCATCCGCTGTACTCGGCGCAGTTGAAGGCGACCCACAAAGAAGCACTCAAAGTCAAGAAGGACAGCATCCAGCGAATCGAGGCCGCGTTCCACCCGTTCTTTTTTGTCCGCGGCGACGGCCACTGGCTCCACAAGGACACGCTGCTCGAAGCCCAGCGGCTGACCGGCGCCGACGTGTCGATCCTGCCGTCGTGCCAGCGCTACGACAAAGAGGAGGACGTGTCGAAGCCGCGACAGGCCTACATCACGGCACACACCAACAACGGGCGGCTGCCCGGTTGGATCCCGATCCAGGCCTACTCGTTCGAGCCGATCTTCCTGGTGCACAACCGGGACGCGTCCAGCGGTAGCGTCATCCGGTGCAAGCCGAAGGTACGGACGACCCAGGCCCGGGTCAGCTACGTGGCGCTGAAAAACCGCATGCCTTTGGCCGAAGCCGAGGCCGCGATCACTGCCTACTTTCCGGGGGCCAATCTTCAATACATCCGCGCCTTGATCATCGCCATGGGCTGCGCGGAGTCGGGCGAAGGACCGCCGCCGATGCTGTGGGCCACGGGCCCAACCGAGGCGGCCAAGACCACCACCATTCGGATCGTCACCGAGATGTATGGGGAACTGTTCCAGGACTTGTCGGGCATCCAGGAGGAGCGGCTCAACCAGTCGGTCGGCGACGCGATGCGCCTGTCGCGCCTGCTGGTGTTCGACGACTTCGCCAAGAACCCGGCCGACTACCGGCACTTGCACGCATTCACCACCCGGCTGAACCGGGCCGCGTTCACCCACTACAAGAATTACAAGGGGGCCGAGAGCCCGCCGTTCAACAACGCGGTGATCTTCACCGATTGGCGCATCCCGGCGTTCTTCTCCCAGGACCAGCAGTTCGGACGCCGCGTCCACCTGCTGCGCCTCGACAGCCGGCTGACTACCAGCTGGGAGAAGATGGGCCACATGGTCGAGAAGTGGTGGATGGCGACACCGGAGCTCACCAAGGCGGCCCATGCGCTACACTCGTGGGTCATCGACGAGTATTTCCCGCCCGGCAGCAAGACGTCGTTCGCGGTCAAGATGGCGATGCTGGACATCCCCTTGTTGGAGGCCGAAGCCGGCGGCACCGACACTCACGACGCGGTCAAGGATCTGGTGGTCGAACTGATCGAGCGGATCGCAGCGAGCCCCGAGGAGGACGGGACGACTCAGAAGCGCGTGGGCCGCGGCAGCCGGTTCATCGACTGGAACAAGGCCGGGACCGTCGGCGCGACCTGCCAACTCTTGGTGGAGTCGCTCGGCAAAGGCAGCAGCGGCCAGCGCGACGAGGACCGGCTGCACGCAGCCGAGAACCTGAAGCATGTGCTGGACCCCTTCCAACTGCACTTGCCCAAGATGTACGCTTTCAGGGACGGGGTGAAGGCGGTCGAGTTCGACATCCGGTCGTGGGGCGCGCGTTCGTACGTCCGGCTGGTCGAGGCGGGTCGCGCGCGATCTCGAGCCCGGAGCGTCAACGCAGAGTTGTTTGCGACGTGGCCGCCGGTTCGACGCGCTGCGCCGGCAGAGGCCCCCACAGTCGCGCCCGCCGCGGCGGCAGCGCTCCAACCCCTGCCCGAGCTCGGCGACGAGGAGCCTTTCGTGCTGGACCCCACCGAGTTCACCGACCCGGTCATTGCCTACCTGGACTTCGAGACCCAGTCGGCCTGCAACCTGCGGTGGCACGGCGGCTACGTATACGCCGAGCACCCGTCGACCAAGGTCATGTGCGCGGCGATCATCGTCGACGGCCGGCGGATCTACTGGACCGAGCTCGAGTACAAGCTGACGATGCCGACCGGCGTCGAGTACGAGCACGGGCTCGATTTCCTGCGCGACATGGTGACCGACCCGGCGGGCTGCGTGATCGTGGCCCACAACGTCGGGTTCGAGCGCGCGATCTGGACCCGCACGCTCAAGCTCCCCGAGCCCCTGGCATGGCGCGATACGATGGACCGCACCCTGTCGAAAGGCCTGGCCGCCGGCGCCGACGAAGCGGGGCTCACCCTGTTCGGCATGGGTAAGGATGAAGAGGGCAAGCGGTTCATCAGTCGGATCTGGGGCCCGAATCCGGACACCGGCGACCTGCCGCCGCTGACCGACTACGTTATCCAGAACATCTTGAACTACAATTTCCGGGACACCGACATCAGCTACGGGATCGCGCAGAAGTTCGGACTCAACGCCACGCCCGAGTGGGAGCAGGACGTCTGCGATCTCCACCACAAGATCAACTACTGGGGCATCTGCATCGACAAGCAGTTCGCCACCACGCTGCGCGACTTCGACGAAGAGTTCAAGGTGGTGGCTGGGGCCTACGTCGAGCAGCTCACCGACGGGTCCGTCACCCGCGCGGACCTGACCCGCGGGGACTTCCTGCGCGAGCAGCTGAACCTCAACCTGCCGAGCCAGCTCCAGCTGCCCGACATGAAGCTGGAGACGTTGCAGAAGCTGGTCAACTTGTACGAGGAGCAGGAGGAGTCCAAGAGCGCCGCGGACCAGACCGGGATCATCGCGCACGAGGTGGTGGAGGTGATTCGGTGCCGGCTGGCGGTCAGCCGCGCCGCGCTGGCCAAGGTCGACAAGGCCCTGAAGTGCGTGTCAGCCGACGGGCGCGCCAAGGGGCAGCTGCGCTATCACGGCGCGTCCACCGGCAGGTGGAGTGGATACCAGATCCAAATTCAGAACATGAAGAGGCCGAACGAAGAGTTCGACTTGGCGGCCGCCGCGCAGGCGGTGGAGAATCAGGATCGTGAGAAGTTCAACGAGCTATGCAAGGGCCAACCGCCGTACGAGCTGCTCGGCAGCCTGATCCGCGGCATCATCGTGCCGGCGCCGGGCAACGTGTTCGTGGTCGGTGACTTCGCGTCGGTCGAAGCGCGCGGCGTGCTCTGGCTGGCCGACGACGAAGAAGGGCTGGTGGACTACCGGCGCAAGGACGCGGCCGACGAAGTTCACCCGGACGGCAAGGATCCGAACGTTCCCGACACCTACCAGATTCTGGCCGGCACCATCTTCGGCAAGAACCCGCTGACGGTCACGAAGCGCGAACGTGGCGGCGGTAAGATTGGAATTCTGAGCGCAGGTTTCGGCGGCGGCCCGAACGCGGTGATCCGAATGGCGGGTCCGCTCGGTGTCGACCTGAAGGGGCTGGGGATCGACCCGCAGGCGATCATCAACGGATACCGGATGAAATACGACAAAGTCGTGAAAAAGTGGCACGAGTGCCAGAACCAGTTCACGGCGCTGCTGCAGAGCAACCGCACCACAGTTCTCCCGGCGGGCAAGCTGAGCTTCGAGAGGAAGCCCGACTGCGTGGAGATGCGTCTGCCCAGCGGGCGCGTGATCACCTACTGGAACGCGCGGATGGAGCGCGACCCCTTCGACGATCGGCGGCAGGTGATCGTGTACGACAACGCGGTCAACGGCAAGGTCCTGCAGCGCCGGACCTACAGTGGGAAGATCTACGAGAACGCGGTGCAGGGCTTCTGTCGCGACCTGCTCGCCGACGTCATGCTGCGCGCCGACCGCGCGGGAGCGTCGATCGCGTTCCATGTGCACGACGAAATCGTCCTCGAGGTTCCCGAGCAGCACGGCCCGGCGTGGCGCGACTGGCTGGAACGCGAGATGCGGACCGCGCCGGCGTGGGCGCAAGGTATGCCTGTTTTCAGCAAACCAGAAATCATGTCCAGGAGATACGGCAAATGAACGACTACTCCGACTACTCTGATTACGGCATGTCCGCGTCCGAGTACCGCAGAAAGACGGCGTTCCGAAATCGGGAGTCGGAAGCACACTTCGACGCGAAGCTGGTGGTGCAGAGCGTCGTCAAGAGGGTGTGGACTCGGTACGGGCCAATCCGCAGTGACCACACCAACGGGGCGACCGTGGTTGAGTACGTGTATCCGGTCGCGCATAAAGCAAAGGGGCGGCTGTTCTCCTGGTCGCAGCTCGGGGTGAAGTTCGGCCCGGGTAACTGGTTGCACGAGAATGGTTTTCCGCATTACCCAACGGCAGAAGCAGCGTTCGACAGTAATCTCAAGCCCATGTTCATTTTCGACGTGGCGTGCGAGAGCAACCTGGGCATCAGCGCGGTGTTCGAGCTGACTGCGACAACGGCCCCAACTCCGCAGAAGCGGCGCTTTTGCGCGGAGCACAAGATCGCCTTCTACGACATCGATGTGTTGAAGCTGGAAGCCATGGTGACGAGAGACGGTTTCTCGTTCCGTACTGATGACGGTCTCCCCAACAGGCTAGATTTCCTCTCCCACCTTCCGCTGATAGATGGGGGATGGCTGCACACCTGGGAGCTCACGCAGCATCTGATCGATTACCCCGACGGGGTGTTCAAGCGCCTTTTTCCCGAGGAACCTCGCTAAGCCCTGACTCCATAGTTCCCCCTTGCATCCCTCCATAGCCCCCGTACAAGGCTCGCACCTGCACCCGCCGAGGACTTCTGCCATGCCCCTGTTCAACACCGAGTACATCAAGCGGCGCGCCCAGCTCATCGCGAACGAGCTGTTGCAGCGCTACGGCGGCGACAGCGCGCGGGCCTACCGGGCGGCCGAGGACGCGTGCTTGCTGGGCACCATGGACGAAGGCCAGATGGTGCGCGACGCTGTGCTCGCGCTTCTCCGACCGCCCGAACCAATCCCCGACATCTTCCCCGCCGACCTCCTCGACGAGTTCATCCGCGACGCGCTCGCGATCCTGGACCCGGGTCCGGTGACGCTCAAGCCCGAACTCCGGAGCGCGGTACTGAAGTCGATCATCCAGCTTGCCCGCAAAGCCGAGGCACGCTGTTCGGCGGCCATCGACGAAGCTGCAGACCTCCGCAAATTCAAGACCTTCGTCCACCGCCGCCTCGATGAATACCAAGTCCCCTCCGACCCCTTCCCCGAGGAGAACGCCAAGCACGGCTGCCGCATCAGCGGTCGGCTGCAGTGGCTGAACGAGCGGAGGATGACCCTGGAGCACGCGGAGGTGCTCACGCGCTTCTTGGTGCCGCCGCCGGCCGGCGCCGACCTCAACGCTCTGAGAGACGCCTTGGTCGCACTGCAACGCTGCGCGGAGATCTTGCCATGACCGACCCCCTCTTCACCCCGCTCTACCCCCTGTCCCTCGACGCCGCCGGCATCCTCGAGGGCACCCACATCACCACGAAGACCACAGCTCGCCGAACCGAGGCGTACCGATGTGCCGTGTCGCTGGATCAGCTGTGGCGCATCTCAGCGTGGGACCGGATGATGGTCTTCCTGGCTTCGCCCTCCGCGGTCACTGCGGACGACCCCGTCGAGCTTCGCATCGCCGCCACTTTGCTCTGGTTCAAGGGCAACACCGACAGCATCGTCTTCGCCCACCCCTACGACGACGTCAAGCGCCTCTGGGGCGAGTACCTGCTGCGGCAGGGGAGCAAGGCATGACCGCCCAGATCCCCATTGAAGAGTCCATCGCCATGGACGACTCCTGCCAGGTCCAGTATTGGGCCCGCGGCCACCACCAGCCGTTGCACTTCGGCGTCGCGGTCCTGGACCACCACAAGCGGGAGCGCGGCAAGCTGATTCCGTTCGACATCCGGAAGGTGCGCCAGCTCTACTGGCGAAAAGTCCGCGCGGGGCGCGAGGAGGACCAAGTCAACTTCGGCGAGGGCTTCAAGTTCATCGAATCCGACCAGGGGCCCGGCGCGTTCGCGGTCACCGTCTACGAGAACTGGCTGCCGCTGTTCAAGGATGCCCGATGACCGACCCCAACACTCGCTACCACCTCCCCGTCACCGCCGAGCAGTTCCACACCGACCCGTCG